AATAGTACTGACATCATCCTGGTGAGCTATAGTTCTAAAAATAATTTGTTTAGAAACCATAATATTATTTGAGTATACAATTTCAGTGTCATTTACTTCAAAACAAATAAAGTTTTTGACTTTACTTTGTGCATCTGGAATCTTTAAAAAAGAATAAATATTTACATTATAATAATCTTCCGGACACGCATTAACTGCTTGAAGTTCTTTATTATTTAAGATTTCAATAATATCTGAATCTTTGTATAAATCCTCTAAGATTTTTCTCTTATCATAAGAAATACTGTCAAATCCCTGTTCATTTCTACAAGAAAATAATCTATCAATACGCTCTTGATTCATCGCATCACCTCCAATTCAATAGAAGATGGTTGCTTATTTGGAAGAGTAGCAATAATCTTTATTACTTTTCCTAAATTATTATAATTTAACAAAGCTTTGATACTTAACGTATTCTTACCTTCAGAGATTTCAAAGTCATTAGATAATTCTTCTACAGATAATTTGTTTCCATTGAACTCATAAGACCAAATGACAGATTTATCTTTAATATCACTCGCAACTGAAATAGTTCTTTTAGAGCCTCCAACACGTAAAGCTCTATTAGTACCTGAACATGATAAAACAATGTCCTCTATTTCTGGCTCTTGAGGAATAACCGGAGAGTCATAATAGTCACATATTTTTAATTCAACATTATCTGTAACTTTATTGAAATGATCCTGTTTAAGCGTTACTTTAGTTACTCCGCATGGGAACGTATCTTCTAGTTTTGACACTTCAAAAACTAAAGGTCTAATCATAGAATCACTCAACATGAAACGATCATTATAATCAATTGTTTGCGTAGTTGGAGTAGTAGGGACAATAAACTGTGACTGATTATCTACTGATGTAAAGAAACCATCGCTCCATACGCCACTGTTGTAGTTGTTGCGGTTTCTTAATACACCAAAACAACTATAAATTTGTTTATTCTTTATCCATTTAAACATCCAATTACATTTAAGAATGTTATATCTTATGAAAGAGTTTTTATCATTCTTCCCTAAAATAAGCCATAGCTCATGAACACCTGTGTTCTTATCCGGTATTTCAAGATAAAAACCAAAACGTTCAATACTATCTTGGTCCATATATTTCTTTTCAGGGAAATAGCCAGGTCTGAATTGAGCTAGATACTCAACCTGGTCCTTATTGATTGTATAGGTTTGAGAATACTGATATTTGATTTCAACATCTTCTAAGTATTCCATAGTCCTAGAATATAGCTTACATTGTCTGTAACCTAAGTCATTGGTGAAAGTTTTCTGCATGATTTCGTCTGACTGAGTACGAATACTGTCTGATACAGTATTACCGCATAAAGCCATTCTTTTTTTGAAAATATCACTCATGGTTATCACCTATTTTATCTATGATAGAATGAGCATCAAAAATTATTTTTCTATATTTTTGATGGTTGAAATTAGGATTATTAAATTCAAGTTTGGCGCATTCTATTGTATTAGCCAAATCAATTATATAAGGTGATGGGATTAATTCAGCTAATGCTGCAATATATAATTGCAAGTTATTAAAATAATTGTCAAGTTTTGGATAAGAGTTTTCTTGATAGATTAAAAGCCAATGAATTTTATTATGTAGTAATTCTATATAATCAGAGAACTGATTGTCATTAAAAGTTCCATATTTATACTTCATTCTGATCACCATCCAGATAAGAATTACTTCTGGAAGAGTGATTCCTAAAATATTTTCTGGCTTCCTTTTTATATTTCTTTTGAATGCTCATAATATAATTGGCATGTTCTTTTTGGCTGGTCCATTTTTCATCTTTTGAACCATAAAACATATTAGTATGCTCTAAAGAATTCAAACGAATATCATACCAAGCAACGACCATATATAAAGCAACGACTTCTATTTCACCATTAGTAAGGGTGTCCTCGAATTCGAACAGAACATCATTTTTTTTCGTTAAATCATGTTCTATTTTTAACTGGTCTAATTCAATCATTGCAATAGCACTATTTAGCCATTCTAAGCACAATTCAGTCCAGTCATCAGACGCTAATTTTAATACTTTTATATCTTCAACTTTATTTTCAAATCGTTTAAATACTGTTTCATAAGAGGTCATAGAACACCTCCTAAATCATTTTTTCTAACTCTGTACCACAAATTTCATCTACAGCACGTACTTTCTGAATAGAATCAAATGTACCATTATCCAGTCTAGTTGCTACCTCAATTTTAATTGCTGTTTTAAGTCCCTTAGGAACTTCAGCAAGTGCTTTCTTAAACTGAGCTGGCGAGAGAGCAAGAAACTGATTAATATCAGAAGCATCATAAAGATTATCATAAAGATCTTTTACATCTTTCCATCTAGGATCCTCTAATAATTCATCATTCTCAATCTGGAAACATGGATCATAGATATATGGTGAGCGGCTAGATTTAAGAGAGTACAAATCTCTATATTCTACTTCACGAACATCTCCATATCCATCCCAACGGTATAGAATATCACTTTGTTTACCAGGCATAAATAATGTTCCCTGCACTAAAGAACGACATTCAATAAGTTCGTTCTGTTCAAACTTTTTAGTAGTTTTAACAGGAGCTGTTTCCTTTGTAGTATTTTCAGTAGTAGCAACAGTTTTTGTTGCAGCTCTTCTTGTTGCCATGTTATTACTCCTTTTTAATCAGTTAAAGAGGTGGTAATTCCACCTCTTTAAATAGTTTTTTATTTAAGTGTCCAAACTCCGAAACGCTTTCCAATAATTGTGGCCACACCCATTTTAATCTGATATTCATACTCAATAGTTTTATCCATATTTGTATTTCCATCAGATACTTCTTTAATCTGAGCGTCGCCTTCATTGTAGATCTTGATAAATTTGTTATCAGCTACTGGCATAATCAGAAGTTTAGTATTATCTACTAACTTTTTACTTGTGTCATTGTTAGCAAATCTCTGTGGAATTTCAACAAGACGAATACCTTCAAACATACCTAAACGGCCTGTAGTGTGTCTTTCATCTTTCATTGCATTAGATACCCAAGTAATATCTTCCATAGCAGAAAGTTTTGCAAGAGCAGATTTGGTACCCATAACAACTACTTCATCACCTGTAGCCATCTGTACATCTTCAATCAGAGTCATAAACTCATCTTTTGTAGCTGCTGCAAGTGTACCTGTCTTATTAAACTGTGTAGACGGGAGAACCTTCTCACCTGCTGCCATTACAGCCGCATATACCATATCGTTAATTTTCTTGTCAAAAGCTTCATAGATTTTCTGTACGAATCCAGCCCAGTCAATACGACCTGCCATAAACAGCTCATATTCTGCGTAAATTTTAATTCCATACCATGAGGTTCTAACAGAGAATGTCTGTCCTTCTGCCAGACGCTGTCTAATAATATCATGGTGATTACCGGAAAGCTCAGACACTGTCAGAATAACTTCATCTGGTACATAAAATTCATTAGTATCACCGTCAGTCATAGATTTGATTTCTACAAATTCATTGAAGAATGGGTTTTCTCCCCAACCAGAAACAAGCAGATTCTCTACTGTCTCTTCGATAATTTCAAATACATCAATTTTATGTCTACGAATAGCTTTTCTAAGTTCTTTTCTTGAGCAGTTTTCATCTACTCCAAGTACAGAGAACATAATCTCTCTGATTTTATTATTAGCATCTTTTGTAGATACTTTTTCTTCTCCCTTAGCTGTGTCAAACATAAGCTGGGAGTACTCTGCATAATCATTTTCAGCAAAAATATTTCTTACTTCATTACTTGAAAAATTAAGTTTCATTATGTATTCCTCCTTTCATTAACCAATTGTCAGCTTTTTGTCTGCTACAGTTACAGTTGCACCTTTAGTAGGAGTACCACTAAATCCTTCAGATGATACTTCAAACACATCACCTACATAAAGCTCATATGCTCGAACGATGTCACCATTTGCGTTATAGAAATTACTTTCATGTTTAAGAGCGGTAGTATATTCTTCGTATAACATTGGTACCTGGAGCAGTAACAGAGCATCTCCTGGTGTTTTAACTTCTACATACCAATTTCCGTTAGCTGCTTTATCCAGTACTACACCAGCAAAACCAGTAGATTCTTTAGCTTTATAAGTCTCCGGTTTGATATAATCGCCTTTTGCAACAATTGATCCGTTGTCCAGATCTTCTTCAATCTGAATGTTATAAATATGACCTACAATAGTAGCTTTCAGCTTAGAGCTACCAGCAACAGCGTGTTTTTCAGCAGTGGCCATAAATTTCTGAAAATTAGATGCCATTTTTATTTCCTCCTTTAAATATTTTTAGGCAATAAAAAAGAGCTATTTGATAGCTCAATCCTTAAATAAACTTCCATATGGTTTCTTAGCTTTCTTAGGTTCAGTAAAACCAATAGCACTAGGTTTCTGCTGATAGTTGAAAGTGCCTTTTTCTTTAACATATTTACCTAAAATAGCATCGGCTCTTGTCTGTACTTCTTCTACACTGTAGATAGCCTGATTTTTGATCAGTTCTTTAAAATCTTCTCTATTTTTCAGTTCAGTGTAAATTTCAGCACCAAGAACAGCTTCTTTATCTTTTGATTCGTACTCATTAATTCTATTCTGAAGAGCAGCATAGTTACTTCTGAGTTCTTCTAATTCACTTTTTTCTGAAAGTGTAAGATACTCTTTAAATAATTCTGTTCTTTCATCTGAGAGAGATACTGCATCGCCATCTTTTGTATAGCCCTGACGGAAAATTTTACTTTCATCCCAGTTGCTATATACAAAATGGTCATCATATGTAGCATTAATAAAATACCATTCATTATCATTTTCTTCCCAAGTAGACAGAAGAGTATATAATGCACCTCTTACATCTTCATGACTAATTTCAAAAGTAACTTCAGTATTACCATTTTCTTTTTTTGTATATCTTTTTTTATTGCTAAACTCTGAATTGTCATTTGATTCTGGATCAGCTTCCGGATCAGTAACTGGTTCTTTTACCGGTTCGTTTGGATCTTCTGTACCTTCGAATAATTCAGCAAACTTAGCCTCTAACTCTTCATCGGACATAGACTCATAATCAAAGTCAAGGTCTTCAACAGTTTTAGAGTATTTCTCTAATAATTCATTGAGTTTCAACGTTTGGTTTCCTCCTTTCGTTGGTTCTTCAATTTCAAACTTAGCAAGAGTCTCCTGCAAAGACTGAATAACCTTTAGTAATTTTTCTTCTGTATTAGTAAAAAGACTATTATTCTCTTCACTGAAATCAGCAATATCTAATCTGGCACCCTCCATACCTTCTTCAACGGGTTTCTCGGTGATAGGATCAGTGCCTAAACAAGTTACACCATTATATCTGAATTTATCTAAGTGAAGCACTTTGTCCTTAGTGTCAAAAGAGAGTTCTGAAATACTTAATTCACAACTTACTTTACTTCCTTGTTTACGCTGAATAATTTCACATGCTGGAGCACAATAATCGTTATAAATTACCGCATCGGCAATAACATATGTTTTATCATGTTCTTTATCATACTCAAGATGATATCCTTCAGGATTGACAAAAACACCAATAGGTTGCTCAATGTATGTAATGTTTCCTTCATCATCAAATTCCATAGCATGAGAAGTAAAATCAGTAGTTCCATCAGATAAAGTGGTAATAGCGGCCAGAACTGGTCTATAGTGTAAAGACGGTAAAGCTTCTAACTGAGCTTCTTCAGATATATAAGATTTATTTCTATTTTCATATAAATGATTTACTTTGAATTTAGTTCGTAAAAAACCATCATCTTCATCAGAATCTTCTAATTCAAATTTTGCCGGAACCTGAACTGCAATATTATATCCAGACTCTTTGGCACTGAATACAGTTGTCTGATTCCTCTGTTCAAAAAAAGAATAGAGATCATCTAATGTAAGTACTTTTTTCTTCATGTTAGCCTCCTTTCTATTGTGTATTTTTATCCTCATAGAAGAGGAGTACTAACTTGCACAATAAATATCGGTATAAGTTAGCTTGTTTATATCTATATTTACATTTGCAAAAGAAAGAGATGAACAATTTGCAAATGTATAGATACCTTTAGTATAGCCGACCTGAGGAAAGCCAATAGATTTTAAAATATTTGCTGTTTCCTGGTCAGCAGTTCGGATAAAATGTTTGTTCATCTATTATCCCTCCTGTTCACTGGACTTTTCTGATTCTCTACTTTTTTCACCTTCATCTGTAAGGTTGTCGGATTGAGGTCTTCCACCTTTTGTATCATCTGTTTTACCATCAATAACTTGCTGTGAGGCAGATCCACTCAATGTGAAAGAAGTACTAAAAGGAATCCATGTTTCGTGAAGTTTTAGAACAGTATTTTCAAGATAATCCATAGATAAAGCTTCAAGAGGTGAGATACCATCAAGAGCAGCAACGGCTAGCTTTACTGGCACACCTCGTTCTCCAGATTTCATAAGTTCTTCTTTTTTAGAAGCTTTTGTATAAGGAGATACCTCAAAATATTTTACTCTAGCATGATCATCACCAATAGCAAAAGTAAGATATCTATTAACTCGTTCTTCTATCTGTGGAAGGACAGTTTTAATAGCCATCATTGTGTCACAAAGAATAGCAGCAGTAAAAGCTGTCGTACCTGAGACTTTGTCATTATCAAGAATCTGTGCACCACCAGAATTTTTAAATAAATTCGAAGTAGCAGTAGCAATTCTATTAACATCTTGAGTCTGGTCACCTTGAAACTCTATAGGTTCAATTTTAAGAGGGGAGATAGCTGCAGATACACAATCTGGAAGAGATTCAACTAGTCTATTATAATATTCAATGGCTGTATCAATATCTACTGAGAAATCATCTGGTTCGTCAGAGTTAGTAAGTGTTTCTAATCTTGCAACCAGAAGTTTATAGATTGATAAGTCATCTTTTACCGACTGAATACTTTGGAGATCAATAAGATCAATAAGTGGTTCGAACAAACCAGAAAGAGGTGGCATGTTAAGTGTTGGATCATCAATGTTAACTTTAATTACAAAAGTTCTTTCTGGATCCAACTCTTGCCAACGAAGAGTATTGTCACTTTGAAAGGAATTGTATTTAGAATTAAATTCAGAATCCCAGTATTCTAAGTCGGCAGTATGACTTCTGAAATAACTGAAATCAAAGGCACAATTAAGAGTGCCATCATAATTGACAGAAGATACTTTACAATAATCTCCATCAAGAGGGTAAATGAAGAATCCAGAATCATCTTCATATGTATAACCATAAAATGTATCTTCACGCCATGCAATCAATAGGCATTTTAAAATCTCTGACTGCATATTCATCTTATCAAGTTGTACTAAAGTATTAAAATAACTAGTCTTTATTTTTTCATCGTCATGCGCATCCTCAGTAAAATCTATCTGAGGTATAACATTAAGAGCTGTTAAATCTACCATTTCTGCCTGATAGGAGATAAGTCTTCTGTAATTATGAGAAACTCTATATAAGAATCTGCTCAAATTACGAAGGTTAGATTCATTGGTTTTAGGGTTTTGCATATATTGACGTAATTTATCTTTACTAAATACAGTAAATGTTCTTGTTTCTGTTTTAGTTAAATCAATAAGCTGTACGGCTTGCTTTACTTGAGCGAATTTTTCTTGTAATGCCTGTTGTTTAAGAGCATAATTTTTTATCTCTTGAGTTGTTTTTTCCTCTTTAATAGCCAATGTCTCACCTCCTAACTAAACATTTTTCTTACTACACCTTTACGAATAGGCATAGCAGCAGCTATATTTTCTTTTTTGGGACGTTTCTTATTTTTAATATGTTCTCTACGAAGTTCTGAGAGTCCATAACAGAGCATTGAGAAACAATACGAACGATCATCATGCAATTTGTTTTGCTTCTCTGTAGACAGTTCAAAGCCATCTTTACCAGATTCTCGTTTCTTTCGTACCATATTAACCATTTCCTCCTTTAGTGAGTCGATCTGTACTAGACCAAGTTCCTCATCAGGAGATAGTTTATAAATTTTAGTTGAGGCCAAATTTCTTTCTTGAAGTTCTTCTTCAACTAAACGATCTAATTCACCTTTAGACATAGATTTATCTTTATACTTAGCAATTAAATCTTTTTTTGCTTTTGCCATTTCTTTTTCGTCTATATCTAGCATTGTTAAATATCCTTTATTATCATACTCAGCAGTGAAATCTATGAGATCAAGTCTCATCATTTCAATAGCAGCTTCATAGATAATAGATTTATACATAGTAGGCGGTAATAATTTAATTTTATCTACAGCATTAGGAAATTTTTTGACATAATCAGACGACTGTTCTTTATCTATAAGACCTCTATGTAAATATTTCTGTTCACCTTCATGTCCTTCTTCATACCAATCTTCCATAAGATAATCTGCAATATTAACACCGGCACCACCAGAACCAGCATCTATAAAGATATTACTTATGTTTGTATAGTCATCGACTCCATCACCGTTATAGTCAAGAATCAGTTGTTTCAGTTTCTTGACCTGTTCAGGTGTACGCATAGGAGTTTTATTCTTTTTACTAAGATCCATAAAATTAATACCATTAGCAATACGCATTCTCCAATTGTCTGAAGAATCTTTATAATATTCTCCAACAAGGACAAAAGAGTTATCCATAGATCTAGCTGGATCATATGCTAAGGCAAAAAGTCTGTCTTTTGTATCATTAAACATAATTGGGGGACGGATAGTAGAATTTTTTACTATCATAGAACGTTTGAAGATGGCATCTGCACCGCCATCAGAAGTGAATATATTGTAATACTCACGAAGAGCTTTTTCTTTATTCTCACGCATTGCATTGTCAACCTTTTCTTTGGTTAACAGAGATGCTGGATAAATCTTACCTCTATATGTAGCATTAAACATAATCTCACAGTTGATGTCTGCTACAAAATGGTCTTTGGAACCCCAGATCATAGCTTTACTGTATTCTTTATACTTTTTATAAAAGTAAGAATCAGTAGTGCTGGCGCTTGAAGTGTAGAGTAATTGGTTAGGCAATTCTTTAGGAAGAGTAGTTACATTTACACTTCCACCCATTTTAAAGTTCTTATCCTGAGCTGTATATGGTTCAATAACCTGAAATACTTCTTCGTCCAGGAAACCAGATTCATCAAAACAAACTGCTTCCGCACGTTTTCCTCTTTTCGCGTTGACGTTACTGTTAAGTGTTTTAACAAAGCTACCATTATACAATCTATAAGTAAAACCTGCAGGATTTCTTATAAAACCATCATTATTGGTCATATTAATGACAACTTCATTCCTGAATACATCAGTTAATCCAGTGAATGACTCAATTTCATTTTTAGCGATAGATACAATCTTTTCAAAAGTTTCTATGGATTGGTCACTGGTGCCAGCGCATATATAACATCTACAATTATTAAGAAGCATACCTCTTGTCATGTAATATAATGCAAGCAATGTCGATTTTCCATAATTTCTGGTACATAACCATAGAGCATACATCTTATCCCAAGAATTCATAAATGTATAGGTCTGCACATCAAGAAGGTCAACGCCTATGAATCTTTCCATAAATTTGGTTGGATTTCTTAATCCCCATTGTTTAATTTCAGAAAGTTTCTGCATTCCTTCCATTTTTCGTTGAGAAATGATTTCTTCTGTAGGCTTAACAAAAATAGTAGGTGTATCTGGAACCCATATACCAGAATCAGTCTGTTTCATTCCACAATCACCTCATCATTTTCATCAATCAATTTCTTATCTCTGAGGAAATTTTTTAGATCATCGTTCTCTCTACGAAGAATACGTGCTTCTTCAACCGCAGCATCACATTTATTTTCTAATTCCAACACCTTCTGACGTTGGGTAGATATCATTTCAGTATAGTCATTTTCATCTAAAGCCAACTGTTTCATGATTGCAGCAGTACTGGCTTCCGCAACCTGAAGCATACCTTGAGAAGTTCCTATATCAAAAGCATTTACTTCCTGTTCACGAAGCTTCATTTCCTTAAGCTCTTTTACTTTCCCGGTCCAGGTATTAGCACCTTTAGTATTATGATTGCTATGCTTAATACTAATTCCATTATCACGAGCCAAATCAAGAGTAGTTTTCATAATGTCTTTTTTAGTGGCTTCGAGAGCTTTGATAGTAGCAGAATTTTTTATAATAGATTCTGGAGTTTTCTGCAGAGCATTAATTACAGTATTGATTTTTTCAGATTGGTTAAGACTATGTACAATCTCTACACAGGCACCTAACTTCAATTCATCGTCTTGCGTACTTTCATCGAGGAAACCTACTAATTTTCCATACATTAATGGTTTATCTGCATCAGCAGCAGATTCGAATGGATCATAACCAAGAGCTGAAATAACAGTTCTTTTATTGGTTTTATACATTTTTTTTACTTCATCAGAGTTATCTACAGACCCAATAGACGGTAGAAGAGTAGAACTATTGCCACAATCACCATCTTTCCAAGTTAATGTATTATATTGTGGCATAGATATATTTTTTATATAACTAGTCCAGGTATTATTTTTGGGCCGACCAGACATAGTGTTAGCAGCTTCAAGAATAGATTCATCATAAAGCTTTTGAAAGAAAGGTTTGTCTAAATATCTGAGCGCTAACTGGACACTCTGTTCATCAGGGGCTTTCTTATTGCCTTTTAAATCTTCAGAATATGCCAACTTTGCTGCACACATTTTACATATTCTTGTCACACCAGTAGTACATAGAGGATCTGTACTTTTATAAAAGTCGGAAGCATCTTTCAGCTTTCCACACATATTACATGTAAATTTAGTACGCCCTACTTCATAGAGAGCTTCATCAATAGCACGATCAATAACTTTTTGAGCAGGTGCTTTAGGTTTTGCTCTTGGTACAGGCTTTTTTTCAACTTCTTGTGCCACTAGAGCACCTCCTTTTTATCCAATTAAAAAAGATACCGAAGTATCTTAGTAATAGCAGGTATGGGAGTTGAACCCATCTACAAGCCCTATGAAAGCTCCGAGGAACCGATCCTACGTAACCTGCGGTATTTGTAGACTCAAAAGGCTCATTATCTGTTGCAATCAGAGACAAAACCTTCTAATAAACCTAATCCATGCGTATACACATCTCATAGTAAAACTTATCTACTTGTTTTATGGAATTTTGATTTAATTTGTCAACCTCATGGGAGAAGAGTGATTCGAACACTCAAAGCAATTGCAACGGTTTTACAGACCGCCGTAGATCTCCATCTCTACCGTTCTCCCGGACGTTGCGTTAGGGATTCGAACCCCAGAGGCTTTTACACCCAGACAGTTTTCAAGACTGCACCCTCGACCTACCGGACACGCAACATTAATCTGTCTTTCCAGATTGTTAGGCCGCTCCGCAGCCATTTCCTAATTATAAGTAAAAGGCAGGAGAGTAATCCTGCCTTTCAACCGGAATCAATCCGGTTATCTTTATATTCATGATATGCTACAATCACATAACCAAGAGTTACATGGTAGGATTTTCACCTACGAATTCCCACAGGAGGTGGGCTGTAATCTACATATCTTGTAACGCAAAGCAGAGTAATCGAAACTCAATCCTGTCGGATCACACGACTTAGCAGGTCGGTTCCACACCTTGTGAATTTACTTTGCAGAATAGGAGGGGGGGAGTTCCAGTTCTCCCCAAAGAAACAACTATACGGAAAATGACATTTGAGATTACCCACAACTCTCAAATATACAAACATCCGGTACGGGAATTGAACCCATGTTACTGCATTGAAAGCGCAGTGTCTTAACCGCTAGACTAACCGGACAAATCGCCAACCTGGAATTCACCAGGTCAGCAATTTAATATTTATTTCACTGCATCTTTTAATGCTTTTCCAGCTTTGAATTTCGGTGCAAGACGAGCTTCTGTCATCATAGTTTCTCCCGTCTGCGGATTACGACACTCTCTAGCAGCTCTTTCAACAACTGAGAAAGAACCGAATCCTGTGAATGCTACTTTTCCTCCGCTTGCCAGTTCATTAGTGATAACCTGAAGAAATGCGTCAACCATTGCTCCTGTATCTTTCTTTGTGATTCCTGTTGTTTCTGCTACTTTTGTAATAACTTCTGCTTTTGTCATAATAATTATTTCTCCTTTTATTCTTTATTATTTACTACGGCATATCTAAATTTATAGCCGTGAGTTTGTTTTAGTTTTCCTTTACACACCTTGCTTATAGAAGATGGATCTAAATTTAATTCTTTAGCTGCTTGACTAATACTTTCATAATTATTGATAATTTCTCCAGAAGAGGAGATTCGATCTATAGATTTTAGGGTAGAATCTTTATAATTCTTTCTTTGACGTAATCTATAAGAAATAATTTCATCAGTGGTCATATCCTTAATGTCATTGAAATACATAAAAATATATCCATGACATGTATTGTTTTTCCCTGATGCAGTTTTAGAAATGTTTGTGGAAGCTATGCCATTAGCTCTGGCACAGTCTTGAACACTTACATAATACTCCAACACTTCATAGTCAGTATCTAACTTTATAATGGGCACAGTTTCATCTATATTGTTAGAAAGCATTCCAAAATTTTTAGGAATACAATTTCTATTATAAGCTTTGTAACCTGCCAAGCCTGATCCACCAAGAGTCATATTATACCCATAATTATATGTATCTAATGTAGCTATCCAATAAATTTCTTTAATATCTAACTCGTCAGGTTGGCATTCTTCAAGTATATAAAAATCAAAGTTCTCAACACCGTATTTATCCATTGCTCTATAAAGAAATGTATCTCTTACTAAAGAACTTGTATGTCTATGCTGAGTCCATCGTGATTTAATATCAATAGATTGACCAACATACTTTTTGTGATTTATTTTATTCTCAATGCAATATATACCACAGGACACTCAACATCAGTCCTCTACAGGGACCTCTGTTTTTTTCTGTGACAGCTAAATCAAAAATACAGCCTTCAAATGTATTCTTTAGTGCATTGATAAGATCAACTACCTCGCCATCTACGTAAACAGATCCCTGTTCATCAATTGTAGCCTTCTTGATTTTCATCTGGGTAGTAGTTGTTGTTTTAATTTCTACTCCATTCATCCTTTTCTTCCTTTCACTCTTTCCCACAATTTTAAAGCTTCTCTGTACTCTTTAATATTATCTTTCCTCCAACGAGCACTGTAACGTGCAGAGAATTTTAAAGTAGGTTCTATTGTTTTAATTTCTCCGTCAGGCATCTTTTTCTCATGACTTGGTACTAATTTACTAAACATACCAAATCCTGTGAACAGTCGAATTTCTACATCCTTATGTTCATTTGCTGACAGGAGTAAATCATACACAGTTTCTTCTAAAGCTTCATATATTTCAGCTATATTTTCTTCTTGATAGCCTGTTTTTTCTGAAACCTTAGCAATCAATTCTTTTTTGGAATATTTCATAATATTTCATCAATAGGGCAGTCAACGCCAACAATAGTATCAACAATTCCCAATTCTTTAGCTTCTTCTGGGAACATATAATATTCTCGATCAGCAATACCGTCTAAAAAATCTTTGGTAATAGAAGTATTGGCATATACAAGTTCGGCTAATCTTTCATCACATTTATTATAAAAATTCATGATGTCATTTGCTTTTCTGGAAGTCTGCATAATACCGGTTTGTCCGTCATGAATACAAATTGTACTATTAGGAAAGATATATGATTTATCACAGACCATTGGAATATAACTTGCCATACTTGCAGCCATTCCAATTATTAAGCAATAAACAGGTGTGATACTATGTTTAATACAATCAATGAGTCCCATTCCGAAGTTTACGACTCCACCTACTGAATTTAAAATAATCCAAATAGGCTTTCTTTTATCTTCAGGAACATCTTTATCTTCCTGATTATATTTCAAAATATATAAACAGATGGACTCTAATAGATTGTTATTGATTTCATCGTTAATGATTAATCTACGATTGTCATAGTTGCTTTTGATGATATCAGCAACTAATTCATCTACTCCACTTTTCATAATTGGAAAATCAAATAATTCTTCCATATGTTTCTCCTTGTAATCCTTATATTTTTAGAAGTGATCCTTTTCGAAAAGATCAGCGAAGAGTTTACTGGTTTCTGATCGCACATCTTCTCCAAGATAGATACATCCAAATTTTTCATTTCCTTTAAACTCATTGCACATTTTAATGAGAGGATTATTAATCGTTTTACTTAACAGGGATTGTTTATAATCACCTGCAAGATAAATTTTACTGTTCTCTCCGAGTCGTGTACCAATAAGTTTAATTTGACTTTCTGATAAATCTTCTGCTTCATCACAGAGAATAACAGTGTCATTATAAGTAGTACCTTTCATAAAGAACGGTACATTAGTATCTAACACACCAGATACTTTCAAACTCTGTAATTCAAACTCTCCGCCATTAAGAGACTGAGAGAGTGGTTCAAAGAATCTCCCAACTTTATCTTCCATGTCGCCTGGAAGGAATCCGATCTCTTTACCTTCACCAGAAACTTCTCGTACACCTAAGATTTTACTATTTCTGCCTTTCTCCTTTACATTGTATAGTGCCATTTGCATAGAAAGATAAGTTTTTCCGCTGCCGTAACCACCGAGAATAGCCGCAATAGTGATATCTGGATTATTCAAAATATCTAATGCACAACGTTGTAAGGAGTTTTTTGCTTTAATAAATTTGGAAGATGGCAGTTTTAATGCCACAAACCCCTGACCGTCATAGCGCATTTCTTTAGTGGTGCCATCATCGGTATTTTCAATAATGAGATATTCATTGATATGCCAAGTTGAATAATCTAGTTCAGCCATAGCCTGATTGATAGCATTAGTATCACCTTTAATTACTTTATATCCTTTATATATCTCGTTAGTAGGCTCTACGATTCCATACACTGGCAGGTTAAAGACTTTCCTTGCAATATTTTTGCAGCACAAATCATCTGAAATGAATTCAATATCCTGAGCTTTAGATAGAGTATAAGCACTAAAAACAATCCTGTTGTCTGGTCTGACTGGATCCAATTCGAAATTTAACAGCTGTTTTTCCATTTCAAAATTATAATTTATTACGGAATACTGATCATGATTCTGATCTAAAAGACGAGCTATATGTCTAGCTTTGTATTTGATATCCTCATCTTTCCGAGAGGATGTTTTGATATTTTCGATTTCTCTAAGAGTTTCATCAGAGATGAAGAATCTTTCTTTGAATGCTGCCTCCTGGAGATTCAGGAGAGCATTGGTATCATAAAATTTAGTAATAGTTAGGCACTCCTTTACAGTGATTTTGCTTTATCAGCATAGTAGTCCTCAATATATCTGTTGTTGCCTGAGGTCTTATAATATCCTACATGATATCCTTTTTTGTTAATGTAACCTTTGTGCGTGTTTCTAATGATACCTTTGTCCATTAGTTTTTCAATTTCTTTCTTAGAAATCGGTTTAATAATAATCAACTCTTTCTATAATTTATTTTTTATTAAATAGATGTTCGTAGATTTCCATACCCCTGTCATTCAGCATTCTGTAGTAAGGTTCCTGAGAAGACTCCCCATTTCTTCTCACAGTCACTCCGGAACAGGCTGCGTTGTCACAGCGGAGGATATTTACTCCATCTACTTTTTTCAATGTTTTCCCACAGACAGGACATTTTCCTAAAAATTTCTGTCTGGCAAAATAAAGTCTATTGTTGTTTTTCATCTCTATATCTCCCTTTCATAATATGCAGAATTTAAAGAATCTCGCAAACGCGCCTGTAGAGCGCATTTGCGGAGACTGAACTTTTTTTGCTAGCGTCATTTTTGAGCTATATAGCGAGCTTGACGCTTCCTATGATTCTCTTTATCAATTTCTAACTGACATGATTTGCAAAGCATAGATTTAGTATTTTTGGGCGAAACTAAGAAATCTTTTCCGCAGCATTCACATTTAATTATTTTAGGACCTTTTCCCACTTTATCTTGACAGTCGGAGCAGAAAGCGCTTCTTGCTTTGGAACTTTTCACTTTGTACGGCTTTCCGCAGCGTTTGCATAGTTTTATTTTAGACTTTGGACCTAAGTTCTGATACTGATAACCCAACTCACGCATATCTGTAATTTTAAGTACCGGATCAGAATCATTATCAACAAATGTGACTCTTATATTGAAGCGAGTTATCTTTTTACTCACTTCAACTAAGCCAGCTTCTTTCAAGTCATAAATCATGTACGGACGATCATCTACTTTGCAGGCAACTCTGGCGAGCTTAAACCACATTTCCATAGGATAGTTAATCCAATTATTGTTAGTTTCAGATTTCAAATTATTAAACTTTGCAATGACCAAGAGCGTGAACACAAGTCTTTCCCTGGCGGGATTCTTGATTTCCTTGATAGTATCTAACTCTTTCTGCGTAATAGGTATATAATCAATATTCAACAGATCTCTTTTTTTGGCTTTACTGATACATTTATCTATAAATGAATACCAAGCATTAATATCAAATTCTGGTACGACTTTTGTTACAAATTCTTCTATATTATTATATATTTCTTTCTGTGTATACTTTTCCTGATACATATATCTTGTTAGAAGCGCTATGACTGAACCTAAGTCTTTAGGATTAAATTCACCTAGCTCTAACATCCTTTCAACATATTCTTTCTCATTGAGTATTAAATCCATTCTCTTTTTCCTTCCATGTAAACTTTTTTCATAGTAAAACGTTCTCCGCAATATTCTATATCTCCAGATGGATCTTTTACTGGTATTTGAGCATATCCTTCGGTATGAGAGAGAAGATTTTTGATAATAGTATCTCCTGACATTTCCCAAATAAAAGACTTTCCTTTTTTAGAGTTGTAGCCTAAATCAATAAGGATATTGCAGAGTTTGTCTGGATCAGACACATATTCAGCACATTCAATTTTAAATGCTTTATTATACGAAGCGGTAAATGCATCTACTTTAGTTGTACATGATCTATTCATTTGCTTATTATATTTATCATAAATATATCCTATGAACATCTTTTCATTTTCAGTATAAGCGGCATCTGACTTCAAAATAGAACTGTCAAACGGTACCTTACTTTCTTTTACATCAGCCAATGTTTTCTCAATTTCCCAGCAGAGTTCATTGACTACACAGGTTTCTGCATTGACTGGATAAAATTCTTTATAGAATTTGAGAAACTCTGCCTGTTCTTCAGTCAACTCTTGTGATGACAGCAGCTCTTCCAGTGGAATATTAAATCTGGACCTGCTCACGGCATCTGATGTTTTGATGTAGTCTTTGTATTCTTTCATAAGAGTAGGGTAGTTGTAGATGAAGAAGTACGGCTTCTTATCTGCACAGATTCTCTGATTGAATTCCTTCTTAGATATTTCTTCTGGTGTATCTGTTTCTTCTATACGGTTGTAGCTATTATCATACCAATGTTTTGGCATAGGTTTAGCGATGATTCCTTTAGCTTTATCAATAGAGTTCTGTTGGAACAGCTGCCCACACAATATCCTGTAGTCTAAGACTTTATATTCCTCACTGTCTTTCGGGAACCTTGCCTGTAAGCATATCTGTGAAGTGATAACATTAGTAATAGGACCAATCGCATCACCGAAAGAACCTTTATTAGCTTGTATCATATCTGTCTCAGTCGGAACTACCTTGTTTCCTTTGCGCTGAATACAATAGATCGGAGGTAAGTTTTCTGTATGTTTTAATAAGATAGTATTGTTAGTAGTAAACATTAAGTCTCCCGACTTAACACCTTATGTTTCCATAAGGACTAGACTATATCTTCATCTGTAGCTCTATCACCAAGATACAGATGCTCGGCACTTCCCCTGCGAGGATTCCACTCACAAGGTACTCTACTTGCTTCTTTACTTAAGTATTTCTCTTAAGCTATGCTTTCGATAGTCGTTGAACTTTTCTCATTATTGAGACTTAGCACAGTATTGTCTTTGGAAAAATAGTATGTGTGTTTATATATGTTACCTGTTTCTATATAATATGGGATTCTTCCTGCTAGACCTGCCGGAGATGAAGAAGAGTGCAGTTGTTTCAACACATATTCTGCGCATAACTGCATGTATGGAAAAGTTGCTATTACATTTTTGTCTTTATCTAACAAACATACTGGAATAGCTCTTCCATTCTGTCCTCCGGGACGAGATTGTTTTTCTTTTGAATATGCAGGATCAGCTTTGTACTTCTGACTGAGCGTGGTGTTTCCGTAGTTGGGATTTTTCTTGCCACTATAATCTAACGTCTGCGAAGCATGTCTGCCAGCAGCGAGAGTATAGTCAATATTTTCTTTATGTGAACACCATTCTAAGTTATCTACACTGTTGTTTGCGCGATTGTAATCTTTATGATTTACTTCCGGTAAATTTAAAGGATTAGGGATAAATGCTTTTGCTACTAATCTATGAACACTGGCAACTGTTCTGTTTCCTGTTTTACCGACAGTAATACACATGTACCCATCTGAATTCATGCGTTGTTTTATTTCTTGATGATATTTCGCTCTACCACGATTATGAGTACTAAATATTTTTCCATCTTCACGAACTATGTAATCAATACCTTTTACATTTAAAATTCTTTCTTCTATTGTTCTCACCTTCTTTTTTATAATCTATTTTTCCAATAAGAGTTCCACTGTTAGCCCGGTACTTCCGGACACCTTACATTTGTAAGTTCACCGAGTTTTACATATACATCGCTGTATAAGGTGACAGAGTTTTATCACAATCAGCTCCATTGAGAGCTTCCTTAGTACTATCCCATGAGTTTAACAACATACATGTGTTTATATATCTATACCAATAAGTCATATCAGGAGTCCCTACTATCTTAAGCTTACGCACATTGTATTTGCTTGTCATAGGTGCTCTGAAGCAACAGACCTCGCTGACTCCTCGATCAAGCCAATGTTTATGCCAGCATTCCCCAGCGTGGAGTAATCCTGTGACCGGTAAACCAAAGATACTCTGCATCAAGCTATACGGATCCCCTCCAATGATGGCAAAGTTACCCCTTACTTTGAGTACACCAATCTTGGCCTGTCTGATTTTTTTCTTTATCATATTGTAGATTCTGTCTCTGATGTAAGGATCATGAATCATCTGTGGCTCAATCATGAGAGCATTGATATACGGTTCTTCATCAATATAGGAATCTTCTGTAAGATTTGTTCCTCTCAGAAATAGGAGTGACTTCCTGTAGTCTAATCCAAGGATTTCTTGAATTTCTTCTACTGTAGGACGGACCAATTCAGTTACTTCTTCCGGTGTAAGGTGGTAATTCTGCAGGAACTGGTAATTTGTGCTTCTGTACTCATCAAGTCTTGCAGGAGCAGTCTTGGCTATAGATATTTGATAATGATATTTTTCTACATTGGACCAGTAATCTTCGAAAGAAGAGTAGGAATCCCATAATTTAAGCATAGAAGTAGTAATAATCAGTTCAGACTCTCTGATATCTCTCATATCTCCCCAGGCATCTTTTATATAGAAGTTTTTCGCTATAGATTCCCCAAAAGCTAAGTAATCCATTGTGAAAACCATGCCCTTTGTCCATGGAAGTCCTCTAAGATTGCAGCCAGATAAAAAATCTTCTTCTTCGTCAAGTTCTCTTGCCCAACGGTAAGAGAGTGATGGAAGCATGATTCCGTAACCGTCTGATTCCGTAAGCTCTATTTCTTGATCCTTGAGGAACTCTACTATTGGTTCATCAGACTGAGAGTCATCTACACGAATAATGTCTTCTGTGAAATGAGTAACGCAGTCTGGAACGACTATGATCCCTTTTGGCATACTTACTGGAATACTACCGGAACAGATCAGTGCCTGGTACGCTTCAAGTTTAGCTGGCACAAATTTTTGTTCTAGGTTCCTGCCGCAACAGAGACGCTCATAGAGCTGAGGATATAGCCTTTCAGAGACATAAACAATAGTAGAATTCTTTATGCCCCCGTTGGTGCCTAGGAGTCTGTGATATTTAATTCCATTGATAGAAAAACCTTTATTGGCTCTGTTATAATCAGACATTTTATCAATGATCAGACACATGTAATCTGGAACAAATTGAAGATTATAGAATCTTTTATAGAGATTTGCTATGAGAGTATCTTTCTTAGAAGAATCAGATTTTTTGAGACGCTTGATTTCTTTCTTTATATAAGAAGCTTCTTCTTCTCTGGCTTCACTGGTGTCTCCGTTGAGTTCATCAATGAATCTGAGAATTTGGCTATCAGACAGAGAAATAATGTCTTCTGTATTTAGAGCTTCCTCTAATGGATATTCTAGCTTCCAGCGTGATCTACGAAGACGTTCACTGTGGAGCTTGAATAAGTATCTTTTACATTTTTTCTGCTTTGCTATTGTAATCATTCCTTTCTTTGGTAGCGAGCTATGAGGGTCTTACTTTCTTTCTCTCACTCGCTTCGCTCATTCGTTCAATCAGTTCGAGTTGGATTTATTACACCTGTAAAAAACAACAATTATTATTTATATAAAAAATAATTACTATATTTTTTGGGTGTAACAAAAATAATCAACGTCTGAACGCAAAATTTTTTCAGAAGCAGCTGCTTTAGGCGAGGCGCTTAACCGCCGAGTGTAGAAAGTAGCGCTGAAAAAACTTTCATGTGTTCAGACCTCAGGCTTCGCCTTTCGCTCTATTGCAACCTGACAGCGGTGTCAATTATTGAATTCATTCTCTTATTATTCAGTGCATCGCATTTGGAACTTGCATCTTTCAACTTTTGTATTATTAAATTGTTTAGAGTATGAGGATCTGATAATGGAAGAGTATTAAACTGCTTAATCTCAGTAAATACGTAACATTTTGTATATCTTTTTACTCCTAGCGGCTCCAATTTTTTAAGAATAAAATCAGTGTATTCTTTTGCTTTGGAACTATGTAAGATAGACCATTCATCTTTATATGAAGTTTGTGCCAAAGCTTGAGCTTTTACATCTTCCATATAATCTATTGGAATGTCTACTGGTTTGTGTCCTTCTTTGAATGTATAGGCATAGTCCATATGATATGAAATACAACCTTTCTCTTCAAATTTCCTCAAATTTATATATAATATTTGTGCAATGATACAATTTATTTTTTTATGAAAATATCTATAAGAAGAAAGAGAGAGTTCTGTTGCATTCACACAATCTAAAAAATATTTTGGTCTCGTGAATCTATCACTCGTAAACCCTAAGAGTTCATAAAGGTCTGTTACGGAATATTTCTTATTGAGTTCCAGATGCTGTAAGTTTGCATAGATTGCTGAGTTATATTTTCCATGTGGACAATACTCTTTTTGTTTACGTTTAGGTTTAGTCTTAGGTTCTTTATATATTTCGTCAATGATCAATTTGTGGGTACCTGTAATTTTTTTCCATGAGAAATATAATTTGAATTTTTCCTGCTGTAGAACATAGCCTTTTCCGGCAGGCATCTTCTGACCAGTAAGAGCTACTGACAGTTCCTGCATATTTTTAAATTCTTGGCCTGGTAAAATTTTTGTGGTGTCAATCAACTTTCTTACCCCCTATATAATGGTTTTATTTGAGTATATGGATCAAATTTCTTTTGTAAGAGGCTCACTGTAAAGTTGTAAGCCTCTCACTGTAGAATCAAAATTTACTTACATATTTCATAATATTGAGCAGATAGCTTTTCGATGTCTGGACCGAAGATTACACATGCTATTTCAGCTAGATCATTGAACATACCAATGTGCTCTATGTAATCTAAACGGTTCTGTAGCTTAGGTTTATGTGTCTCATTGTAATGTTCAAGCTGTACTTTAGTATTCATATGAAACTTATTGTCGAACTCTCTGTAGAGGAATGGCCAACGTGTATGAGGACTTCCTCCGAAGCGTACAATTCTATTGAGAATCTGACGTTTATCTGCTAATGGAATGTCTGATGTAAGATTACGAATGATGTCTTCCTGATGTGAAATAGTGTGATTCTGCTGCTGAATTGTATTGTTCTGTTGCTGGATAGTATCAAGAGTAGTTTTAAAAAGAAGTCGAGTGTTCTGATCCGCAAATGGAAGATAGGTGTCTAGGAAAAGATCGGATTGTGATGGGTTAACGTAGCCCCCTGTCTTACGGATGGATGGGAGCACTTCTGAAGTAACCCAGTGCTTGAACTCTTTTGCTGATGGAAGTTTGCTACTGAGGATGAGAGAGTAAAGGCCGGATTCGTTGATGATAATTGTTTCTTTATTTTGATTTCCATCAAAAATCATCATTTTACGCCTATCTTCTTCATCAACATGGCGGTTAATATCTCGACTACCGTTTTGGTACCCGAGGGTATTAGCTACATCCTTACCTACGAACCATGGCTCTCCTGAGATCTCTACTGTCCTAACAGTGCCGAATTGTGGGTGAGTGAATACTGTTGGGGCTTCTGCGGGCGAATCTGCTTCTGAAAGATGATTTACAAACCAGTTTAGATGCTCTTCAGTAGGATCTATCTCTTTGAATCCTGCATAATTGATGATGATAAGTTTACGGGAATTAAAAATAGTATGATCGGTATTCTCAGGTGAAACATGGTATTTTATAGCTCGCCAGGTGTCTTTGTAACCACAGATAGCTGCAACATCTTTACCGATGAACCATGTAGTGCCTTCAATGATAGAGTATCTGAGAGGGATTGAAATTGAATCATTAGTGTGGTATAGTAATGTATGGGTATTAGTAAAAGTCTTCATATAAAATGCTCCTTATGATTTATAAACTTGTTTACGGGTTAAAGCTTCAAGCTCATCATAGTCATACTCAGTTAAGTGGGAATCTGTAGTATTGATCAGGAATTCGTTGGGTTCGAAAGATGAGAGAAGTGAGTCTAAGAGTAGAAGAGTGTTTTGTACACCTAGATTGTAGCCTTTTACTGCATCTGGAGGTGCAGTAGATAGAATGGCTGACTTGTGAGAATCAAGTTGTTTCTGGAGTTCTTGAGTAAGATTGACTCCAATAAAAGTAATGTCGTTCATATGTGCCTCCTGTGATTTCTATCCCTTTCGGGATAAGTGTATTATAGCACTGACCATGAAAAATGTCAACAGAATTTTACAAACTTGTTTAGAAAAATAAAAACAGGTGAATCAGGAAAACATATATAATAAGGAAGAAACTCTGATCTGGAAATCGAGTGAGAGAGATGTGATGATCGGAGAATCTGGGAACATGGATCCGAAATCTGAACTTGGTGTCAAAAAAGCTCTGCATCCCCCGGAAACACTGCATTTTTGCGGTTCTCAGGGCATAAGTACCCCCGGTTTAAAACGTGCGAAAATGCTTATTTTCAAACCTTTAGTGGGCAGATGTGAACAGTTTGGGCTGATTTTGGTTGTTTCTGACTGAAATAGTAGGAATGCTATGAATTGCGCAACGGTAAGATGTATCGTTTTACAAATGCCCCGTTTTTAAGACTTTAAAGCACTAAAGTGGATAGCCCTAGTATACTTTAATAATTCAGTGTTATACATCTGTACCGTAGCAAAATTTTACAGTATTGAAATTTTACAATTGAAAAATTTTACAGTGATAATACTATAGAATTTTACAGTACTAAAGCAATCAGAATATTCAGTCAATATAACGAATTGTATTGAATTGTGTCTGATTTCTCTGATCGAGCCATAGCGTTTTTAAGATTATGAATACAATTTTGCTTTAAAATTCAATGTTTCAGACAATTGTTTTCTTATGCGCTGAATTATCCAACAATTTTTACTAGAAGTTTAATTGTATATACAACTCAACAAATTGAATAGAAAAGAGGCTATAATTTATGTCAAATTATGAATATAACAAGAAATATGCTAAAGAGTGGAACGAAAACAATACAAAAACAATAACTATCAGACTATCAAACTCACAATATGAAAAATTGCAAAACTATTGTGATTCTAACAAAATTGCACGTGCAACTTTCATTAAATCACGAATTGCAGACATAATTGAATAAACTATACATATTATCTGATATATTATCTTTTATAAGACGTATTACTTTGTATAGTTCATCTATACTACTTTTGTTAATACGTCTTACAATCCGTATATAATCACATCTTGTCATACGTCTGACATACTGTATATTTATACACTGTGTAATACATACTGCACTCTGTATACAGACAATATGATCTGGACAACCTTTATTTTTCGCTTTAATAGGAAGTAATTTTTCACGAAAAAACTTTTTTTCATGCAATTTTTCCAGTGTTTATGCGGTTTTGCGGACTTTTGTAAACGTGTAAATAAAAATATTTTCAAAAAAGTGTTGACAATGTGACACGTAGATGATATGATAAGCGTGTCGATAAGGAAAGGCGGTCGACAAGTTCAAACAGTGGTTCTGGAATCCACAGAAAAATTCCTAAAACAGTAAATAAAACTTTTTCAAAAAAAGTACTTGACATAGGCAAACGCCTATGGTATAGTACAATCACCGACAGGGAAAACCTGTTGAACAACTAAAAAATCCCCTGCTGACGACAGGGGATGCACAACTGAATAGGAGGTGATACCATGACCTTAAAGGGCTTCGACGTTCCGCAAGGTTACATGGGATGGGTGGACTCTATCCAGCGGTATATGCTTTTTGCATCATACCGTGACTATAGAGAATACCTTGAACCATAGGGGGCAAAGCCCCCTAACCCTAAACAGTTCATAACTATTATATCACATAGCCTTGCATGATGCAAGAGTACGCTCTTTGAAAATTGTATAGTTAGCACGTCTACACCTTGATGGGTAGCTTGCCACGCTTGTATTTTCACCTTGATGGGATTATACAGGAACTTTACTTCGGTAAAGAGTAAGAGTGCGAAACTATCTTCATATGCACATCAACAGTCTACGGACTAACTATATATTTTTTTAAGAGATAAACAGGATTATAATTCAGGAGGATAATACTATGAAAAACTTTAAAATTTACATTGCAGGAAACACTGAGAAAGAATTAGTAGCACCAAAACAGGTTGTCAATGTTGAGCGGTTTGGTACTGATATTCAGCTTGAGTATGACAGACAGCACTATTTACAGTTGTCAGATAAATACGGCAAAGCTGTAGCATCAAGAACTAAAGCCCTTGAAAAAGGTGAAGTTTCTAAGGTTAAAAAAGCTGACCTTGATGCTAAAGTTGAGACAGCTAAAGAGGCTCTTGATACATTCAAGAGTGAACTGGTTGAGCGGTATTCAGAAGATAATTTCTGCCCTAAACCAACAAATAATCGCATTGCTAGTATTTATGTATGGGCTTACTTTAAAACAGGTGGCACATTCACACTGACAGGTATGCACTCACTCTACATCTATGCTAAAGATTATCAGGCTACATACAATGATACAGAGTCATTTGATGCTGACCGCCAGAAAGCCTTCAAAGAGGTCAAAGACCTCTGTAAACAGGTCATTGCACCTGTATTTAACACTACATCTGACGGTGAAGATTCTACATACAAGAACTTCACTTTAGGCGCTACACCTGCATGGGTAGCTAACAATGTGTGCTCTTTTATCTGGGGTTCACTTTCAGCAAGTTCTAAGGGCTTAAAACGTTCCTACGGCAAAGAAGTAGAAGCACAGAGACAGCTGATTCTTTCTTGCCTTGAATACTTAGGTATTCCAGTAGAGGACTCTGTTAAAGTTTCAGCAGAAGAATCTATGGAGACACGCATGGCATAATCGTGCAGATATACTCTGCCTATGACTTCGGTCATAGGTAGGAATATCAACATGATGGGAGGAAAAAACTATGAAACCATGTTCACAGGTTAAAGGCTTCGGCACTAACTTTCACGGGTATGTTTTACCTAAATATTCCCTCTTTGGGAATGTCAATGGCGTACTCTATGTATGTACTAGCTTTGGTTACATACATACTATTTTAGATAAAAAGTCTAAGGTCACTAAGACTAAAGACTTTCCACTGAAAATTTGGAATGGCTATAGATGGACAGTCGGCACGACCGAAGATTACCCATCTATCAAGCGGTATATTGTAGCTTTCATGCGGACTAAAGATTATATTCACGAAAAATCTATACCGTGTCGTAGAGACACTAGAACTATAGCTTCTATAGTTCCACAGGTTAAAAAACATCCGCAGCCTATGTATGGCTCACGTAGTGGATGCTATAGTCAGGCACGTGTAGATGGACAGGGTTATGATATTTCATGGGAAGAAGATTCTAAACCTGTCTTTGGGCATGGATTGCCTGTTAAATACGAAACTGGTCATAGAATGCCACCAGCAGGTTTCAATGCTTTTGAAGGGTACACAGACACTCCAGAAGCGAAACGGCGTGACGGTATGAAAGTTAAACAAATTAAATGCAGACCAGGGAAAGTCTATGTTGTAGATTAAAGAGAAAAATTATGCAGATTAAAACATATGCAGACGCTTTAAAAGCGGCAATGGAGGTGCAATCCCTCCATCTGGTTTTAAATTCAGAGGTTATGCCACTCTAAAAGGCAGGAGGAAAATACAATGAAGAAAGCGACTATTTTTAACCGGATCATGTCACACGAAACCACATCTGTAGAACTTAAATCTGTTTTAGGCAGGGAACTCTACATCTATTCCAATGGAACTTGGACAGATGTTCTCAACGAATTTGGCTTCTCTTATACTCCAGAAGCATTCTGCCAGTATATCGCCGACTATGAAGCGTGGGCGGAACTCAACAATGTCTATGTAGAAATTCTGGAAGGTAAAGCAAAATACAGAAAAGCTATCAATTCAGCTAAGGAAAAACTGAAAGAGTTCTTTGATGAATATGACTATAGCTTTTTTCCTGAACTGTACAAATCTCTGTCAGCAAAGGAAAAGGAAGCTGTTGTATTAGTTCTGAGATATTCAGAACTATATGAACATAGTACAGCAAGCATCTTCTTCCCATCCACAAGCGAACTGTCTCTCTTATGGAAGGATTCTGTAAGAAAACAGAAACACAGAACAAGTCTGATAGTCCATGTACAGGGGAACTATTATGACCTTAGTGTCGACATGTTCACAAGCGAAGTAGTAGATTATGTGGACATGGACATCATAGAAGGAAACTTTTGATTAGCAATTATACACATTAATTACACAAAAATTATTGACATTGTGTAAAAAGTGTGTATAATAATAATCAAATAAGATAGAAAGGAGTGATCACCAAAGATGAAACAACGAGAATTAACTCAACGATTAGAAAATGGAGGTTTCGTCTTTGAACGTCATGGAGCAGGACACGACATTTATGTTCGAGGAACCCAAAGGGAAACAGTACCAAGACATAAAGAGATTAATGAAATTTTGGCACGAGCAATTCTAAAAAGGAACGGGTTATTATAACCCTTCCTTTTGGGAATAAATAATATAAAAAATATTTGGAGGAAAATACTATGAAAGGAGTTTACCCAGCAGTATTTACAGAGGCAGATGGCACAATTTTAGTTGAAGTGCCAGATTTAGAAATTTTGACAGAAGGAAAAGATTTTAACTCTGCAATTGAAATGGCAAGAGATGCGATCGAGTTAAAATGTGTTTCTATGGAAGATGGAGGAGAAGAAATACCTAAACCATCTAATGTATCTGCTATTGATTTAAGCAAAGCAGCATTTTCAGGAGAAGGAAAAACAATTATTTCGTTAGTAGACGTAGATTCTGCTGAGTACAGAAGAAAAATAGATACTAAAACTGTTCGCCGCAATGTAGCTTTACCAAGTTGGTTAAATTACGAAGCAGAGCATGCAGGTGTAAATGTATCAAGAGTTTTGCAGGATGCATTAATGAGTGTATTGGGTGTACAAAAAAAATATTGAAAAACTTTGATAAGGCAATCGGTTTATACCGGTTGCCTTTTTTGATTAGAGGAAACAATAATGAAAAATTATAAAATCAGAATCGCACAAGCGAAATCAAGTTTCGAACTTTCCTGTATCTGGGAAGAAGTACGCAATGCATATTGGAACAAGAAAACAATCAGCAGAGAAATGTATGAAAAACGCTCTGCTGAAATTATATCTAAGAGGAAATCATTATGAATAAAAAGGCAGATAGAATAAAAAGGAAATTAATCAAGGAAGTAGTAATCCCTTCATTATTAGGAGTGTTAATAGCACTCCTTTTTTTATTGGCTGTAGTAAAGCCTACAGGAGCAAGTGAAGACAGCACTCGTCCAATGACGGGCACTGTCTATTTTATTTCTGGACGCTCTGTATCTATTGTGTCTCCTGATAAACAAACTTGGAGCTACAAAGGAAAAGGCTTTTCTGTAGGAGATACAGTATCTTGCGTTGTGTCTAACAACGGAACATCCAAGGCAGCTGATGATTATATTAAATCAGCAGTTGTCAGCGAAGTTGACTGTTTACCTGCGGAAATAGAAGTTGGCTCAGAGGGAGCACTTGTACACTACGCAAGCGAAACATATTATTTGGAAAGGAAGTAGCACCAGCATGAGATTAGAAGTATTATATAAAGAGCTGTCAGGAAACGACAGTTTTGAAACACCAGAGGATAGAAAATCAATCTATCTTGATAAGTTAGAGAAACAATATCCAGGAATTTTATGCAGTTTAGCACAATGTATGGTAGTTAAGACTACCGATTTGGATTATGAAGATGAAGGTTTTTACACAACGGAACCTATAGATATAAATCCAAATTGGTGGACTGTGATGACGAAATTCCCGAATGGAGCAATCTGTTTATTCTACAATGGAGCAATGGAACGCTTGAGTATGATCATAGGCGGTAGTTATTATGTAGCTTGTAGCACCGAAAACAGAGTAGTTATTATTGCTCAAGAATATATGTCTTTGGATAGATTTAAGAGGCTTACACAAAGGAAATATAATGATGTAGGTTATTTCTACAATGCAGAATCAGGCAAATTTGCTCTTGTCTAAACTATGCCAATAATCTATAATCTCTGTAGGAGGTTAACATATGCAGAGAATTATAGAACCGGCATTAGCCAAGGCAAATATGTCCAAGACAGAGTTAGGACGTAAGATGGGTGTAACGCAGCCAACTATATGTCAGAGAATCCAGAGAGGGAAATTTACTCTGGATGAGCTATGTAAAATAGCTCACTGTATGGGGGCAGAGTTCAACTGTTCCTTTGATTTTCCAGATGGAACTCAAATTAGCACAAGGGAAATCTTGAAAGGAGAGTGATATATGTATTACGTTAGTATATTACACAGAATCCCTTATACTACCGTTGAATATACAACGGAAACCTACTTTATAGATGAAAATGCGGCAAATAATTGGATTGATAATATCTTCATGCCGTATGAATTTCATCCAGATCTATGCACAATAGCAGACAGAGGACCAGCTTCATGGTCTAAAATAGGTGTGCTTTGTGCTGACTAAAGACATCTCATAAGAGATGTCTTTTTTATTGGAGGAATTAGCTATGACATATAAATATACTACTGTCCGCATACAACGGAAAGAGGCTCTTTTGGGTTATATAGTACCTAAAGGAGCCTTATTTATTAGAGGCAATGGACTTCAGTTTATCTGCACAGAGAGACCTAAAGATCCTATGAATATTCCTGTGTTAATGTTTCAGAATGGAAACTGGCACAGAATTTCAGTGTCTGTTATGTATTCCTATCTTGCAAGAGAGATAGTGAATTTTATCTAAAGGAGGAGTTTTGCTATGAATAATGTCTACACTATTCAAGAAATTATGACTTTGAAATTCTGTGAGTTGTCCAATATAGTGTATGAAGCTATCTTAGCAGAACTCACAAGGCAATACAAAGATATGATTGATAAACTGTTGCCTATCTTTGATAAGGCACCTGTATATCAGTTAGACCAGTATGTAGATATCTATAAATTTATAGTAGTTATATAAGATATATAAGAAAGGAAATAAAAATCATGAAGAAATTATTAGCAGTAGTATTAACAACTATGATGATAGCAACCCCAGTATCAGCAGCTCCAACAACAGATGGAGAATGCAAAGACCTGTACCCTCTGACAGGAATAGTAACAGAGGTTGAGCACATGGAAGATACTGATCTGATTACTATGACAACTGCCAATGGAAATCAGTTCTCTTGGTACGCTGACAGCATAGATGATTGGTTCATCAATGATCTCGTATCTTGCATCATGAACTCCAACGGAACTGATGAGGTCTATGACGATGAAATTGTAGACGCTCACTATGTTGGTACTTTAGACCAACTGTCACAATATACTGCATAAGCAGTATATTTAAGCATCTTGAATTACTCAAAAAGGGTAGCATGAAATCTAGGGTTACCCGTTTTCCTCCAAGATGTTTAACTATGCTACTTAGAAAGGAAACAATATGTTAAAGAAAGTAACCAGAAGAGAAGCACAAAAAGCACTTGTTGCAGGAAATCCTGTATATTTGCTTCCTAATAGAATGCAAGTGGATTCACCTTGGGCACATCCGTTCAAAGTGAAAACTCCTATGTCAGAAGAGAAATTTAATCGTCTGATAATGAAGTACGAACATGCTTGTTGTACTGTAGATACAGGAACCGGAAGTTTCTGTTATATAGATGCTTGACAAGAGAACGGATGTTTGCTATTATAAACACGTAAATAAAATCGGAAAGGAGAATAACGGTGAGACATATTTATGTAAAGACACCTAATGGTTTAGGTAAATTAAATTTTTATGACGGATCATTATGGCTCTCTCACTACATAGTAGACCATTATAAACATGATCCAAAGTTTTACTCTGGATACTATGAAGGAAGATATATAACTAACGCATCATGCTATAGCAAAAGAGATATCAAATACCTCAGGAAGAGACCGCTGATTGATCTAATTACTAAAAGGAAGGAATACGCCAATGCAAAACATATATGTATACGACCCTTACGGAAAAGTAGGGAAACTGATATGGTATAGGGGTATAGTCCCTTACCCTTATGTAGTCACTTATAATCATTCCTATGAGTTTTTATACAATGGTTTAATTGATGGTAGAGCTGTTATAAACTGTACGGTTTATAGTAAAGATGAAATCAAGCTCTTGCATAAGAAACCATTGAGACATTTTATAGAAAAGAGGCAAGGCAAATGATAGGAGACTACATTAAAGACCCATCTTGTGGGTTAGGCAAAGTTATAAAACTCAGACCTGGCAATGAACTTGTGTACTTTTTCAAAGCAAATGATAGCCTACATGATGGTGCAATAGAGCCAGGTTCCTGTCCAGACAACCATGGTTGGTGGTTTAGTCATTACGACATTAAAATAATGAAGTGTCCTCCTCCACTGGCATCATTAATAGAGAGGAGGCAACAATGGAAATAGGTGATATAGTTTTTCATCAAGAGTACGGTGTAGGCAAAATAAAATTTATTGATGGCTTAGCATATTTAGTTTATTACTATAAAGAAAATCCTTTATTACACAATGGATCTATTGGACCTAATTTCCATTATTGGTGGAGCTATGCTGAAGACCTGAAACTTATTTCATCTGTCCGTACATTAATAGAAAGGAGGCAGCATGGTTGATTTGAGAAAGAAACTTAGGTCTGGAATGATAGCTGTCACACCAGCAGGAAGCTATCTTGTTCTTACCGATTGCGAGACGGCGAATTATGGCAGTCAAGATTTTTGTATTATTGGACCTGATGGTTTTATAATAGGCAGTAATTACGATGAAAATTTGAGCACTATTTATGGTATTTGCTCTATAAAAGCTCTATATAGGTCAACTGTAAATGGACGTACTTATGAAATGAAATACAAAGATAAAGATTTAATTTGGACAAGGGATCCAACGAATCTTAAAGAATTAATCATATCAAGGAGGTTTTCAAGATGAAGACAGCAAAGGAAAGACTCTACAGAGTTGATTATGCCGAGGAAAAACTCGGTGACACAGTAACTAAGGAACTTGTGAATACCAGTGAGTATGAAAAAGGCTACGGAATCATTCAAGCTCTTGAATCATGCGAAACAGACGGAGAATTTGACATATTAGATGAAATTCTGACTGCTTTATGTGGTCATGGTATTGAGTATCTCACCAACTTAGTAGAATGTAACTATTAAACTATGAAATAAAATTAGAGCTGTGAAAACAGCTCTTTTTTATTATATAAAAAAGAAAAGAGGAAAACAAAATGGAAAACATCGTTTACAACACAGTTATGAGCAACTTATTAATCTCTGGTACAAAGGCATGCGCAGTAATTCCAAGGGAACTGATGTCTGTTGATCCTGCTTATCAGCGGTTAGAGACACGAAATCATAGAAAAATTAAAGCGATGCATGACAATTTTGATCATATGATTATGGATGCTTTGTTAGTAGTGCCACATCCAGAAGAAAGCACATTTTCCATAGTGGATGGCTATGGTCGTTTTATTGCATCAGAAGGTATTTTAGATAAGCTCGAATGTGTTGTTATTACTTCAGCCCCATCTGATCCAGATGAGAGAAGACATTTCGAAGCAAGTATCTTTACAAGACAGAGCTTGTATACTGAAAAAGTTACTCCGCTGCAGATGCATAAGGCAAATCTTATCTTAGGTGAACCGAATGCTGTAGCGTTGCAGGAAGTGGTTGATGAATATAATTTAAGCATTGCAGAAGACAAAGGGGTAAGAAAACCAGGAACTATTGGTAGTTACACATCCGCTTACAGGATAATTAAAGCAAAAGGTAAGATAGCTTATGAAAGTATTATATCTACTTGTTGTAAAGCTGGTTATAACTTATCAGGAGATGGATTATGTGACAAGATAATTAGGAACTTATATAAAATTTATTGCTTCTACGGAGATATTGGATTAGTAAAAGTATTGCCTATTATGAGAGGAACTGAGCCAAGTACACTTAAAGCAAAAGGAATAGCTGCTTATCCAGAAAGAGTTGAATTAAGTCTTGCTCTCTACCTGCAGGACTATCTTGTATCTCTTGGTGAACCAAAACAGTTTAACGAGAAAGGAAAGAAAATTTCTTAAACAAGTTTGTAAAAAAGTATTGACAAGTTTTACAAACTGGTTTATAATGCAGTTACAGTTAAGAAAGGAGAAAACAAATGGCAACACTTATTAGTTTATATAAAGATAACAGAATCACTTCATCAGAGGTAGAATCTAAGGACATTGATATTGTCCTTGGATTCCTCTTCAAAAACTATGTCTTAGGAGAAGACATCACAGAGAACTTTGACTCAAAGTTTCTCTACATTGAGGACAGCAAGTTTAAAATGAAACCTCTAAACAAGAAAATAAAAACATTTTCGCAAGAAAAAGAGGATTCTGTAGAGGTTCTGATTCAGTTTGAGGAGCTCGCTAAGAGCTACGAAGCAGCTTATATCTTTGACCAGTATGAGGTATTCAAGTTTGAAAACGGTGACTATAAAGATCTGGATGAGAGAGATTATAAACTCTCCATCTGTAAGCACTGCGGAAAGATTATTTCCGGACCTTTGGTCAATGATTATTGTCCAGAATGCTTCGTAACCTATGGAGTACAGGAAGTGTTTGAACAGATTCAGTCAGATGACAAAGAGTTGTATACAGAATATGAGACAGTTTCAAAAGTCATGAATACAGTGGAAGCCTTTTATGACAGAATCAAAGATAAAGGCGCATTAGCTGTACAGAGAGCAAGAGAAATCTCTGAACAGTACTTAGGAAAAGAACAGATTCCACAGGAATTATATGAAACAATTTTAGGAGGGTTCACAGCATGAATAAGGAAACAATGAAACAGGGCATGATTAAGGTTCTTAATATGTATGATATCCCTTGGGGTAATTCAGCCATTGACAAAATTATCGACACATGGGCAGATAACAAGGCACCCCTGATTAAGTTATTAAAACATCATCCTAACTGGAATGATGAAAAATGTTATGTAGCATTTGATCAGAACATCAAGGGACAGCCAGACGAGGGGAAAATTTACAGGTTCATTGATTGGATGATTAATGAGAGAAGATACACAGATGCTTTGGATGCATTGAGATATTACAGAGAACAGCTTTTGGATGAACAAATAGCTTCTTTAATTAAAGAATGCTATCCTGATATTAAAGGTATTTCAGCAGGTCAGAAAACCTCAAGAGCAGTGAAGAAAATCTGTACACTTATAGGTATTACTTCTGATACCTATTCAGATTTTGAAAAGAGGTATGCCAAATATTCAGATGCAATCAATCCATTGGATGTTGTCCGGCACACTATCCTGTCAGTTAATCCAGTTGATTATCTGTTATCCTCCAATGGAAACAGCTGGTCATCCTGTCACACATTGGATAAAAACAATCCTAATGGTTACTCAGGATGCCATTGTTCTGGAACAATGAGTTATCTCCTTGATGGAACTACAATGGTTTACTATCAAGTTGATAAAGAGTATGACGGTAATGACTTAGAATTCGAACCTAAGATCATCCGTCAGTTATTCCATTATAAAGATGGAATCCTTGTACAGGGAAGACTCTACCCTCAGTGCAATGATGGTAAAAACTCACTGTACACTCCAATTAGAGCACAGCTTCAGAAAATCATCGCTGATTGTTTGGTGGCTCCTAACCTTTGGAGAAAGAAAGGTGGCACCTCTGCTTGTTGCTCAGTTATTAATTCTGAAGGTACCCACTACAGAGATTATGAGTGCCAGAGTGAGTGCTCAGTAAGTAAGATTGTCAAAATGATTCCCAAGGGAAGAGTAGATAATAGGCATATGACAGTTGGACATGATATCTACTGTGTAAGATGTGGGGATTGGCATGATATGGATAGCACTCTTCTTTGTGAGGATTGTCATGATAACTATGGTGACAGTGAATCTCATAGATGTTGTGATTGCGGTGATCGCTATGACGAAGATGAGATGTACCTTATCGACGGAAGTTGGTATTGCTGTAATTGCTCTACTTATTGCGATTGCTGTGATGAAAGAGTGCCCAATAGTTATATCAACTATTATGATGAATTAAATATGCATATCTGTAATGACTGCAGGGATGAAAATTTCACAACATGTGATTGTTGTGATGATTTATGTAGAAACGATGATGTCACATGGGTGGAATCAACCGATGAGTATGTATGTGATCACTGCTTAAGAACAAATTATACATATGTTGAAAGCGAGGATGACTATTTCCTTAACGAAGAAGTTAAAGAATGTAAAGAGTGTGGAAGCCTCTATGTAATTGAAGATGGTGACAAAGGGCTTTGTCCAGACTGCAAAGAAAAGGAGACCGGAGATGAGTAAAAATAAATATAAAATTACAGAATTAGAAGAGATTTTGAGAATGAAACAGATGACTTTAAAGAGTCACCTGGAAGCCAAGTTGGAAGCAGCAGGTTATGAACCGTCATCGGAGGATGGATTCCTCTATGCTCAAGGAACTTTCCCAGTACTCTTAGTTGCTCATATGGATACAGTACATAAAGAATGTGTTCAGAAAATCAAATACAGTGGGGCAATCATGTCTTCTCCTCAAGGGATTGGGGGAGATGACCGGTGTGGCATCTACGCTATTCTGCAAATTATTAAAGAGTATCATTGTTCTGTATTGTTTACAGAGGATGAAGAGAAAGGATGTATCGGTGCTGAGAAGTTTGCTGTAAGTGACTATATAGTAAACAATGATATAAATTATATCATTGAAATTGATAGAAGAGGGACCAATGACTGTGTATTCTACTCTTGTGATAATCCAGATTTTGAAGAGTTCATAGAATCTACTGGATATTTCAAAACAGCATGGGGTTCTGTGAGTGATATATCAACAATTGCTCCGGCACTCGGTGTAGCAGCAGTCAATTTATCTTCTGGTTACTTCGACGAACACACTACAAGAGAAACAATCAATGTAGAGGCATTACTTTCTACAATTGAAGAAGCGAAAAAGATTCTTGCTTTACCATGCGAGGAACCATTTGAGTACATTGAAGCTGCCTATGATGGTTATGGAAACTGGTGGAGAGATTATGATGAAGAAGCATCACCTATTAGCACTGATTACACAACAGCTTATACAGATGATTGTACTTATATATTCTCGAAAGAGGAGAAGGCAAAGAAATTCTTCCATATTTATCTTCAGACTTACAGCGGAAATGAAATCTGTTGTGAAATCCTCGCAATAAATGAAATGGAAGCAATTGGTATGGCTTTAAGTCATTATCAGTATTATTCTGCTTGTGACATTATTGATATAAAATCACAGTAAAGGAGGAATGTTTATGCCAAAGTATATGATTGACCTCTAGCCCACTAAGAGGTTTTCATATAAATTACAACTGAATATAGAAAAATTACAACTGAATATGGATTATGGGTAAAGATTGAAACAAACAACAAAAAACAAATTTTAAACAAGAATAGGAGATTAAGATTATGATGAATAACACAACTATTATTACAAACATTATGGCAGCACTTGGACAGGACGAGCTTAAAGAACTCATCGGAGCACTTCAGGGAATGCTCTCTGCACCAGAGACAGTACAGAAACATTGGGAGCCAACAGAAGGTGAGCAGTACTTCTATCTGTGGGGTACAGGAAAGAAGGACGGTGGAGTATTCACAGCAGAGAACCAGAAAGATGTGATGCGTTTAGCAGTAGGCAACTGCTTCAAGACTGAGGAAGAGAGAGATGCAGCCGCTGAGTATCTGATGATTGTAGCAGAGCTGAAACGCTTCGCCATTGATCACAACGATGAGATTGACTGGGACGATCACTCTCAGAGAAAATACAAACTCTGCTGGAACAGAGAGACAGAGAAAGTTGATTCCACATGGAGCAGAAGGAAAATCACAGATGGTATTTACTTCAGCTCTCATGAGGTAGCAATGGCTGCTGTCGAAGCTGTAGGAGAGGATAGAATCAAAAAGTTCTATCTGCCAGATGCTGAGTAAACAATAAAATAAACAGTTCTCTTGGGGTTCGACTCCCCAAGAGAATTATCAAGGAGCTATTATGGAATTGGATAAGTTATTAAAAAAGAGAAGCATAATAAGCTGCACAATCAAGGACGGGATTTGTATTGTGCAGTATGCTTCAAAGGAAATGAAACTATTAGACATATCAGGTATGAGCATTGCAGAAGTACTTGATTTTATATTGGAGGAATAAGATGAAAGTTGGAGATAAAGTAATAGTTGACCCTAGATTGCATGAATGCATATGGTGTATTCCTATGGAAGAAGTTAAAGGAAAAATTATGACTATAATATCCATAAATAGCCCTAGAGGTTTTGAGGCTTATTGTTGTGTTAAAGAATCAGGATATATTTTTAAGTTGGATATGTTTATTCCTGCAGAAGGTACTTTATTTTTAGCTATCCATGAAAGAAGACAACATGAAGAGAGGAGATAAAGTAATTTTTAGATCTAATACTCCTCGTATTCTATGGGGCGTAGATATAAATTATCTATTAGGAAATATATGTACTATAAAATCAATTATAAAACTAACTTCTGGAAGAAAAGCTTATGAACTGGAAGAAGCTAGTAATTATTGGTTTCCTGCAGAGGAATTCATTCCTTACAAAGGACTAATTGTACTAATTGATAAGAGGAGGAAACATGAAATATAAAGTTGGAGATAGAGTAGTGATTAGAAAAGATCTAATTGCTGGAGGCCGCTATTTTTATGAAGACACAATGAATAAATTATTATTCAATGAAGAAATGAGTAAACTTTGTGGAAAAATTTGTGTAGTAACTAGAATTACAGATTTTGTATTAGATGAATATTTCTTATCAATAGATGATGAAGAAGTATCATGGTATTTTAACAATGCAATGTTACTTCCGGCAAATAGTTTGAGATATTTAGTAATGACAAGGGAGGCGACCTCATGAAAATATATGAACTTCATCAAGACGTATCAGGCAGATGGTTCGGCTATTGTGAAGAAACAAAAGAATATACACCAAGCTTCATCAAATGTAAAAATTTGAAGAGAATGCTTATCTGGAAAGGTTGGGGGTGGAAATGATTGAACTTAGAGACTGCATTGTGGGAGTTAAGGATGAGAAAGAATATGAAAAAATAACACAGATTGCAAAAAAGCAAGGATGTAAGTGGAATTCTGGAGACTCTTTAGATTATATTTACTGTCCATTTCCTGGAACATTGTTTTTTGATAAAAAAGGTAAGGTCACGTCTGGATTATACTATGGAGATCTTTGTGACTATCATTGTAAAGATTTGATGAGTAAATTACAAGAATTGATAATTATAAGACAGAAGGGAAAATTATGATTGATCTGAGAGATAGTACAGTATTGGTTAACAATGTGAAGGAATATAGGGTTATAACTAAAATTGCTAAGAAACAAGGCTTTAGATGGGCGAGTGGAGATTCTTTAAATAGAATCTGCTGCCATTTTCCAACGAGATTAGAATTTAATAGGAGATATGAAACATATTGGAATTCTAGGCGTGGCAGATGTGCACGAGATTATCCTAAATGCATGGCTCTAGTTGGAGGATTGCGGAGACTCATAATGGTCAGAAAGGAAACGTAAATGATAGATTTGAAATGTTGTACTGTTTTGGTGAATAATAAAGCAGAATATATAGCGTTAATCAAAGAAGCGCAAAAGCAAGGTTACACATGGGCGGATGGAACTGCTTTAACCAATATATTTTGTGATTTCCCAACAAGATTACGCTTTAATGGAGAGTGTAAAGTATATTATAATTCTTCCGCTTATTATTATAATCGTGATTACAAGTGCAAGGAAATAGTTGGTGCATTAAGAAATATGATATTGAAAAGAAAAGAGGGACAACTATGTTAAAAGAGAAATTATCTATTGAGCGGAAAAGGCGGCTTCCCTGTCTTGTTCGTTATAGCAGCCAAAGGAATTGATCCTGTATGGCTTGAATGCGAATCCGACACGGACATGTCAGATGAGATTCAGTCCCGTTTTGGCGATGCCATCGAAAATGGTACCGATGAGCTGGACGTATACATGGAAATGCTGGAAGCAAGTATCAACGTATCTATGGTACGGAAATATATGGGTAACAGTGTTGCTGATACTATGCAGAATTTCTGTGAAAAACATGGATTAATCTAAGGAGGAAATGCAAGTGAAAAAAAGAGTTATGGTTGTCAAATATGGTTATGTAGTAGTAGAAGCTGAAACAGATGCAGAAGCTGTTGAGAAAGCAGAAAACATGTCGGATAGCGAGTTTGACTGGTCTGATTTCGATGACGCTCAAGTTGTTGACGACGATGTAGATGATCTGAATTAGGATAAGGATCGTTATATGGTACTAGGAATTATGAGAGGAACTGATGAAGAAGCTGGAAGAACGACTTACAACGATTCTTACTTCTGGAAGTATTAAATGAGGTGATTTTTTATGAAGAATAGAGAAAAGTTCGCAAAAGAAATTTTAGATATTGCGTGTAGCGGCGGAACTATTGCAATTGATAAGAGCGGAAACTTAGTTGATTGTAGAGATCTTATATGTACCGGATGTACATTTGGGAAAGCTCTGACTTGTAAAAAAGACGAGCTTATCCCTAAATGGTGCGAATCAGAATATGTAGAGAAGCCTACAATTACATCAAGAGAGAAGAAATTTCTTAATATGCTTTTACCAAAGAGCAAATATATTGCAAGAGATGAAAATGATAAACTTTATGTGTATACTGAAAAGCCAAAACGAGTGATAGGTTATTGGGGCTGTCCAGACGGTAGTTATCAGATATCAGCAGATATTTTTGGTAATATGTTTGATTTTATTAAATGGGAAGATGAAGAACCTTGGCGCATTGAGGATTTGAAAAAACTGGAGTGTGAGGAATATGAGACTGATTGATGCGGATGCAATGAATGAAGAGTTATTTTACAAGCAAGTTGGAGGAAAAGACAGTTTAATTACGGCAGAAAGTGCGTTTAAAATGATTGATGCGCAGCCGACCGCCTATGATGTGGAAGCAGTTGTGGAGCAGTTGGATACATACATAACAAAACTGGTTGGAAGAAATGCTGCGCTATATCAGACGGTTATGCAAATCGTGAAAGGTGGTGGAAACTGAATGAGCAAATAAATATTAGTGATTGATACACCAGAGCATTGTAGCGATTGTCCATTATTAAATGAGGCAGATGAATGTATGGTACAAGATAAAGATGCAAATTTAAACGCCGGTGATTCATGGGATAAATTAATAAAAGGGTGCCCATTGAACCCGTTGCCGGAGGAGAAAAAAGAGGAATATTGGAGAAGTAAACTTAGTCTTGCATGGATTCGAGGTTGGAACACTTGTATTAGCAAAATTAAAGGAGGAAACGCAGATGGTTGATTTAAGAAATACATGTATCTTGGTTAAGACAGAAGAAGAAAATGAAATGCTTCTCAAAGAAGCTGAGAAACAGGGATTTCATTGGTATTCGAAAGGCAATTGTAAACCATTGCCAGGACAACATTTTCCAGATATTTTAAAATTTTGTAATAACAAAGATGTGGTGCACAGCGTACGTATCGGAGTAGAGTGTGATGCTTTCTACGAAGCCTCAGAACTCCTCGGGGGAAAAGAAATGACAGCAAGAGAGTTTATTAAGTGGTATGTCAATGTGGATTTTTCGTGCGGTAGACGTAACTGTGATGAATGTATACTTGGCAGAAAGAACACTAAGTGCAACAATCAGTTGTGTACTACATGCAACTGGAAAAACAACATTGATGAACTTCTTGAAATTGCGAAATCAGGTAGAATTACAGTTCCTACACCCGAAGAGAAAGCAATTAGCGCGCTTGAAAATTTTATCGAGAATCCAGACCGCACAGCGTTAAATGATGAATTTGTTGAATCTTTGAAGTTGGCGGTGGAGAAATTGAAAGAGGTAAAAATAGATGGAGAGATTAACACTTGAAGAAGCTATTGTCCATGCAAAAGAAGTAGCGGAAAAGAATTATAGAGGTGCAGATTTTGAGTCAATTGATTATATAGATGATGATATAAAGACTAATTGTATAAAATGTGCGGAAGAACATATGCAGCTTGCGGAGTGGCTTGAAGAATTAAAATCTTACAAAGAAGCAGAAGAACAGGGCTTGCTTGTGAGGCTGCCTTGTCCTGTTGGTACAACTGTATGGGACATATGCGGCATGGATATTCGGGAAAACGTGGTATGTGGAATTGAATGCGGCAAAAATGGTAAACAGTTTTTGTGGGCAAATCATGATGAGTGGCTCGGGGAATTAAATGATTTGGTATTCCTCACCCGTGAAGCAGCAGAAAAGAAGCTGGAAGAATTTTAAATTGGATGCTAATACAAGAAAATTTATATCAATGGGGGAAAATCAATATGGATAAATTAATAGCAAAAGAAGTAGAATTTAACGGAGATATTCTTAAAGCAGCACAGGATCCTGATGGAAATATTTGGGTTGGTGCTCGCTGGGTATGTGAAGCTATCGGTTTAGATGATAACCGGATTAAATATGAAAGAAGAAAAATGCAGACGGATTCAGTAATTTCAAAGGGGGTACAAAATTTTACCCTCCTTACCAATGGCGGGAATCAGAATGTTATGTGCTTACAGTTAGACTATCTGCCATTATGGTTGGCTAAAATCTCAATTACTCCAACTATGAGAAAGGAAATGCCGGGAATAGCAGAAAAACTTGTAGCATATCAGCTCAAGGCAAAAGATGTATTGGCAGCAGCTTTCCTTGAGAAAAAAGTTAATAATCCAAATGTTATTCAGTTACAGCTTCCGGATTTTAATGACAAAATTGAAGTACTAGAAAGAAAAGTAGATAAAATCTTTGAAGATATGGGGCGTTTAGCTTCTATGATGGTTCAAGAGAAAGCTGTTACGACACCTCTTCCAGTAAAGAAAGTAGAGGATCCAGGTAAAAAATGGAAAAATGATATGTACCAGATGATTGATGCTCTTACCACTTGTGACAAGTTCTCTGATCGTGGCTCTGTAATGAAAACTGTATATAAGTATATGAATAAAAACTATGGTATCTGTTGGGATCAGGAAGTGAAGGATTACAAAGAAAAGTGTAATCCAGTAAGTAAATTTAGTACTTATGATGTTGTCTATGCCAATGATACTTTGAGATCTATTTTCAGTGCTGCGTTAGGAGATCTCTATGAAAAATATAAATCAATCTGTAATCAGGATGCAACAGATTCTATTATTGCTCCTCTCGTAGAAAAATATGGAGATAAGAGCAACGGAGGAATGGTTACATATAGAAAAGTATACAAAAAGATGGGAGAAATGAGTCCGATCAATTGGCATAATTTAGAAGTTCGTTATATTAACAAACATGGCAAAGTAGGAGCAAGAAGAAAGAAAATCATTTCTTCTAATCCGGAAATGTTGAGAAAATTTAAGAATGCAGTTGATGTCATGATGGTTGGGTAGATTATGGTAAAGATAGGAAAGAAATATAAAGTTCGTTCTTGGGATGATATGGAAAGAGAGTTCGGAACCGCTCAAACTGGGGATGAAATATATATACCATGTTTGGCATTTTTTGTTAAAGACATGTGTAGATTTTGTGGAACTACTATAACTGTTTCATATTTTATATACGACAATGTTTTTAGAATCGAAGAAGATAACGGTAGATATATGTGGTCTACAGACATGATCACACCATTAGGAGATTTATATGAAGCGATACAAAGTAGGAGACATAGTTCAGATTCGTCAATGGGATGATATGGTTAAAGAATTTGGTGTTAATTATTATGGTGTTATTCGATGTAACAATTGCGGTTTTGTAAGAGAAATGAAAAAATATTGTGGCCAAAAGTTGCGGATACGTGCTATACAGAAATTTGATGATATCTATTATTATTTGAATACTGCAGATACATGGACTTTTACAAGTGAGATGTTTGAAAAAGGAGACTTATCAATGTTAATCACAAGGAGACAGGAATGTATAAAGTAGGACAGAAAGTAAGAGTTAAATCTTGGGAACAAATGGAAAAAGAATATGGACTTACTTCTTACGGTAGCATAAAGACACCATCATCATTTACTAGAGAAATGAATTGGTTTTGTGGGATGATTTTTACAATTAAGAATGTAAGATCTGGTATTTTTCGTGTTACTTACGATTTAGAAACTAATAATAAGGAATTAAATGATGAAATAAAACATTATTACTGGGATGAAGAAATGCTTACATCTGCCGGTTTATTGGCACAAATAATTCAAAGGAGAAAAACTCATGTATAAATATTACGACAAGAAAAACAATTTTGTAGAAACATTTAATCCGGAGACAGGATTCTATATCCGGTCCGATGATCTTACAACAGGAAAGGAACCATTCATGAGAGATTTTCCTGCTTTGTTAGATATTGGTATTATGGGACACTGTGTTCATGGGGCATCTGGTTTGTGTATTCAGTCAGGGGTTCAGTGTTATCAGAATGGATTACACACACAGGAGCCTAATATGTCCCTTGAGAATTTCAAGAGAATAGTAGATGAATGTAAAGGAAAAACATTTCAGTTTGCTCTTGGTGGCAGAGGAGATGTAGACCAGCATGAAAATTTTGAAGAAATCCTTAAGTATTGTTGTTCACAAGGGATTGTGCCAAACTTTACAAGTTCCGGTTTAGGATTCAATGAAAAAATTGTTTCCTTATGTAAAGAATATTGCGGAGCCGTAGCTATTTCTTGGTATAGAAGTGAATATACACAGAAAGCGATTGATATGTTAGTATCTGCAGGAGTTACTACCAATATTCATTATGTCCTTGGACGGAATTCTATTGATGAAGCTATTGAACATTTGCAGCAGGAAGATTTTCCTGATGGTATCAATGCAGTAATTTTCTTGTTGCATAAGCCAGTAGGCTTAGGAACTCAGGCAAATGTATTATCTCCTGATGATGAAAGAGTCAAAGAATTTTTCTCTTTGATTGATAAACATGATTATAAATTTCAGATTGGATTTGATTCATGTTCTGTGCCTGGACTGTTGAATTTTACAGAAGAGATTTTAAACTCTACTCTGGAACCATGTGAAGGAGCAAGATTTTCTGGTTACATTACATCAGATATGAAAATGTTACCATGTAGTTTTGACAATCAGGAACTTAAGTGGGCAGTTGATCTTAATGAGCATTCTATTCAAGAAGCATGGGATTCAGATGTGTTCGATGATTTCAGAAGCCATTTCAGGAATTCTTGTAAAGGTTGTAGCCGTCAGTGCGATTGTCTAGGTGGATGCCCGATCAGAAGAGAAATTGTCTTGTGCACAAAAGAGGAGAAAGATTTATGTTAGTACAAATAGTAGGGTTGAGTGTTGTATTGGTAGCAACATTAATAATTTTGTTTGTTTGTATAAGTGGAAACATAAATTTGAAAATGGAAGTAGATAAATTAAAAAGACAGAATGACTCTTTACGCTTCAATATCATATGTGTATGTGAAGAAAATAAAAGGCTTGCAATAAAACTTAAAAATCCCCAAATTATTACACCATCTTTAGAAATAGAAGAAGCTGTTCATTACGCAATGGTTAAAGCTCATCCTGACAATGGAGGTAAACAAGAAGATTTTGTAAAGTTTAGAAAACTATATGAAAGGATAAACAATGAATCTAAGTAAACTTAAAGTTCTTAAAATTGGTGGTCACTATAAAGTAAAACCGTTTGATCGTTTAATAGAAGAATATCGGCCGCAGGAAGAGGATGGAATGCCAATTGTCATCTGTGGCTTCAATGAACAAATGAAAAAACTATGTGGTCAAAAAGTTACGATACATAGCGCATTTGAAGGACATGAAAATAAGCTTTATCATATAAAAGAAGCAAGATATTGTTGGAATAGTCAGATGTTAGAACTTCCTTTAAGTACATTGATTTATAGGAGAAAACATGGATAGATATGAAATATATTTCAAGTTAAGGGAAATCTGTTCTGGACATTTATGCACTAATTGTCCAATAAGTTTCATAAATTCCAAGCATAAATGTGGCCATAGTTATGGGTATTCTTTAGATGGGAATCCGATACCATTATCAGAAGCTTTGAAGTATTACTCTATTATATATGGAGAACACAATTTGAGGAATACTATAGAGAAAAGAAAGGAGAATTATAGACATGAAAGAAGGGTATAAATTAGAGGACACTATTATTCTCAATGGAAAAGTAGGGTGGGTAAACACAGGAGATGTTGCTGATAGCATTATTGGAATACAAAATATTCAGAAAGTAAAAAGATTTTCTGGTGAAGAAATTGTTGTATCTAATAATGGATTTGCTTTTTCAAAAGAAATGGAAAGTCGATGCGGGTGGCTTGACAGATATGCAAGTATTCAAATGCTTACAGGAGATACACCTATTGATATGGATCACATTGATGAGACAAAGATTGTATCAATGGAAGGAATCACTGAGTCTGAATATTATCATCGGTATAGTGATTATACTGGATATCTTTGGACTGAAGAGGAATTCAAATGTGGTGGTCATGATCTGTTAAAAATCTTAGAAAGGAACATGGGTAAGTATATCCATATAGAAATTGAATTATATTCGAGGTGTTAATATGACATTTGAAGAAGCTAAACAGCGTCCGGATTATCGTTTTAGACTCACCGGAATCCAGCCTTTAATAAGAGATATAAGAGAAGAACATTTAGAAATTAATTTCGATAATGGTCCTCTTATAGGGAAAGCTGTGTTAGAAATAGGGTATGTTGATATTGAAGTAAACATTTCTGTTCTCGGAATGTTTAACGAAATACCAACATATAAACCGACTATTGAATATTTTACTTGTTTAAAAACGGAGAATGATTGGGAGCCTATTGAATATATTGGGACTGGAGCAGATGTGGATTGGTGGAGTAACAGATGGAAAGAAGAGTTGGAAGAAGATATGTTTTTAGCATTAAATGAATATGTGGAAAGTGCAGGACTCAGCTATGATGAACCAAATTGAAGGAGGAAAGAAGAATGGATAAAGCTTGGTTAGAACAGAAAACAAAAGAATGTGAAAGTGTTCGTCCTGAGATTGAAAAAATACTTAGGAATAAGCTGCATTTGGATGATAAGGAATTTGAGAAAATCATGGATTGTCTCGAATCTCCTTGTTATACTACTACAATACATGAATTAGACATGGTACTTATTATGAAATATGTGGATGATTCTACAAAAACTTATGAAGAATATAAAGAATTATCAGAACTTACAGGAATTGAAGAGCTGTTTTATAAATACACCAAGAAAAATTGGATTGATGCATATTTAGATGGAGAGCCAATGGAATTTGATGGAGATATTATTATCACAGATCCTTGTTATATCATGAAAGAAGATGATGATTGGGCAACATGTGCCTACGGAGAGAATATGGAAGCACTTGGAATAACTCACTATATGACAAGAGATACTCTCTATGGAGATTGGAGTTGTACTACTTTTGACACTGATACAAAAGAAGCTATTGGTGAGTTTTGTGCAGATGCTGGTTTAGTATCAGTATTTTTATTAGATGAAGTCCTGAAATATAATCCATATTATAAAGATCATTTAAAAAATAAATGGACGGTTACTTGGATTAAAGATTTCAAAGGAACTGTAGAATTTGTCGTTAAGCATATTGAGGGCTACTATGAAGAAGATACCGACTACTGGAAAAAAGGTGACTACTGGGAAGATTATGTTTTAGAAGTAGTAGGACATGGCATTAACAAGGTTACTGGTAAACCAATTAACTTTGTTGGAAAGCAAACGGGTTTATAATATGATTCCGAACAAAAAAGGGTTACAAGTTGTTATGAAAAACACTTTTACTCCAGGATGGGAAAATAGAATTTTTACATTAACTGGAGAAAAACAAATAAATGATTGGGTGAATGTCTACTATCCAGTAATGGAGAATGTTAATCCTGTCAATAGATGTTTTATGGTGCCGCTGAATTCGTTAAAATTATTAATTTTAAATAAACAAGAAAAGGAGAACTAAAATTATGAAAATGAGCTATGATGTACAGGTTGAGGAGTTAGGAGCAAATAGAAGAGGTCTCGTTACTTCAGAAGAGGGAAGAGCTATTGTTGAGTTTATGAAAACAAGTAGAGCCAACATGTGTTTTGAGTACGATGATGAGGCTGAAGCTAAAAGAAGAGCTTCTGCAGTAATGAATTGTTGCAAGAGACTCAATGAAGAAGGCGAAAAAGAAGTTATTAAATACGCTAAACGTGGAAATAAAATCTACGTCATTAAAGTGACAGAGTAAGGAGGAGCCATATGTTAGATATTAACAAGAGAGTGAGGTGTGAGGGAACAACTGTTGCAGAGATGATTGAAGCTCTGCAGCGGTTGCCTCAGGATGGTGTTGTCCATTTCACAGGGAAAAAGAAAGGTTATATCCACTGTGATCCAGAGAGTAAAACAATAGATTTTGATACTGATGAACTTAGTGCCATGTATGAAGAAGTTTCAGAAGAGCCTAAGGAATACTATCTAGTGTATATAGATACTTATTTCAAAGAATATGTAGCCGTAAAAGCACAGAATCATTTCGAAGCCGAAGCAAAAGCACGAGATTTAAGCCAGATAAACTTTAATGGAATGAATAAAGAAGTCTATGTTTGTGCTACATGTAATGCTCATACAAAAACTTATGCACAAGAACGTAATTACAGAATTATAGAGGAGGACGTATGAAGTTAAGAATAGGTTTTGTAACTAATAGTTCCTCATCCAGTTTTACTATTGCTAGAAGTGATTTAACAGATAAACAGATTGAGAAGATTAAAAATTATTTTGAGGCTGCAAAAGAAGTTGGAATGAATGATTTCGACGATTCGTGGGATATTGATGAAACAAATTTTGGAATTAGAGGCTTCACATGTATGGACAATGGAGATATGAACAAGTTTCTAAGGCTAATTGGTATTAACAGAGATATTGTTGAATGGGAGGACTGGTCATGAAGATTAGAAAAGGATTTGTAACTAACAGTAGCAGCAGTAGCTTTATTCTTGGTTTCAAGAGTGAAGAAAGTATCAAAGAGGAGCTGCAGAAAGAAAATCTTGAAGAAGAATACTTTGAGGAAATCTTAAGAGATGTAACGGAAGCCACAAAGTTGGATAGAGAAGATGTTTTGGAAGGATATTCAGAAGAAATCTATTATCAGACTCTTTGGGAGATAGAAGACAGTCTCTATGTACCTTATAGTAAGAAACTTGAAATACGAAAAACGGAAGAATTCCAGGAAAAGCTTAATAAAGCAATAGTAAATAGAGCAGCTGAATTAGAACAATCAATGGAAGGTCTCTCTGTATTTGTAGAAATCAAATATTCAGACAATGATGGTTTTAGGTACTCAAATTTAGAACATCACATTGCACCGAATATGAATTGTTGTCTTGCTGTTATTAGTCATCATTAAAAATGTAGGCATTAGAAAGGGTGTGGAGAAAATGGGAAATTACTATGAAGGAAAATTAATTTTCGGATTGAAAAGAAATCTTCCAGATGAACTGTTACATGATTTATCAGTGCTTGCAAGTGAGCGGAGCTGTGATAGAGATATAAAACCACTGTTACAGCATAGAGAATTAAAAGAGTCTAAATGGATGAATCATTATAGAGCTTTATATCCGACTTACACATTAGAATTTTCAGAAGGAGTGTGGTTCTTGACTGCCAGCTTCTGTATGAAAGGATACATGTACCTAGGTGATGACTTAGGGCAAGATATTTATGATTTTCTGTATCCATATTTTAATTCGGACATTCTTGATGAAGCAGATGGTGGCTATATAGGTACTATTGAAGATGAAGATGGAACCTACCGGAAAGAATTCTACGCAAACTATGAGCAGTTTAATAAAATCATAGAAAGCAGAGAATACCTGTGTAAAGGTTGCTATAAGAAAATGGATGGATCATTATGTAATGATTGGAAGTACTGTAAAAGAGTATATGATATAGGAAGAGGTGATACCATTGAAGATTCGTAACGGGTTTGTGACCAATAGTAGTTCTTCAAGTTTTATTATTGGCAAAGCAAACGACAACACAGTAACTATTGATTCGGTATATCAAGAAATAAAGGAACTTTATAAACAATATTATAAATCATGCTCTGATATGTACGACTATGTAGAGAAGTATTATCCGGCAGTATTTGAAGTTGTAAACACTCTTAGAGGGGAAACTATTCATCTGCATAGCGGATATGACTGGAGCTGCGCAGAGAGTATTAATAAACAGTTAGAAGAAATGTTTGGAACCACTTGGTATGATGATTTGCCAAGCTTAGAAGAACTTTCTTGGACAGTTTGTGAAACATACACAGACTATGAACAGTTTTGGATTCAGAGAATGCAAGAAAGAGGGATACATGCACCTTTTTATATAAGAGATTTTTCTTCTAATGATCCATATATCCCTTTGGATTTCAGTACAGGAATAACAGAGTGTATAGGAGATGAAGGAAATGGAATTGAATCTGATATCTTAGCTTGGTATTTTCCCTGGATTGAAAATATAAAGTATGACTGCGATAGCTGTCCAGATAATGAATATTGCTATAAAGAGGAATGCCAAGAAACTAAACAACAGTTTATGGGAAAAGAAATTCCAAGAGATCAAGCATGTTTGTATATCTTAGGAAAGATTTGTATTTGTTCAGAATGTGGCTATATACCAGATTTTATAGTTAAAAAGTTAAGCGAAATGTCGGAATATTCATGTAACCATATGGGTTAAGAAAGAGAGGGATTAGTTATGATGAACTATGAAATGTTTGTAGAAGAACTTAAAAATAAAATAAGTGCAGCTATCAACATTCCTATTGAGAATATAGAATTTTCAAAAGATGGAGATAGATTTTCTCCGACAGGAGACAGACTGCTGGTGAAGTTTGCAGAGCATGATGATGCCTACGAAGTGTGCGGATTACATACAAAAGAACTCTTTAGAGAATTCTTAAATGGAACATCATTTGACACCATTCTTAATAGTACTGTAAGAGACATTAGACAATTACAAGGACAAAATCCTTATGAAAAAACAAAGAAAATTTGGAACTATGAAACTGTTAAAGATTCTCTTTTTATAAGGCTGCTTAATTATGATGATAATTCTAAAGAATTGAGTAATGCTGTTTATAAAAGAATAGGTGATATTGCTCAGGTATTATATATGAAGGTGTCTGAATGTGATGGAAACATTATGAGCACTAAGATTTTTAAATCTGTAGTAGAGAAATGGAAGGAAGATGGTTTGACCTTAAGTGAAGACAATATTCTGGAAGAAGCATTAAGAAACACAGAACGTATGTATCCACCGAGAATTTACAGATGGGATCAGATGCTCTTTAATCCGGAATATGAAGGAGAAGAGTTTATGAGTCCTAGTACAGAAGAAGCAATTAACCAAGATCTTATTGGAAATTGTCTAACTACAGCAAAGAAAACAAACGGTGCGGTAGCTATATTTTATCCCGGTGTGGCTGAACGCTTTGCTGGTGTACTGGATTCAGATTTGTATTTAGTGTTTACCAGTGTACATGAGGTAATGGTACATAAAGCAGATGGTGTTGATGCGGTAGACTTATCAATAATCTTACAGGATACATTGGAAGAAGCGACACCTAAAGAAGATTTTCTCACAAGGAAAATATATAAGTATGAAAAAGATACTCATAGATTTCTTTGTGCTATATAAAAAATAGCCTCTCTCTTCTTGAGAGGGGCTGATAGGAGGGTAGTTATGAGAGAATACCATATTTATATGCAGCATACAAAGCGTACAGAATGGCACTGCGACTATAGCATATATAAATGGCTTCCATGGGAGTATATAGGGCATGTAAAAGGAACTAAAGAGCTGTATACATGCTTTAAGTTGAAGTTCCCATACAGCACAAGAAGTATTAATTTTTACCATTCATTCAACTATTTTGATAGTGAATATGTTAGAACGGATAACGATTGGGATTTTATGTATTGCCCACACGAATATCACAGATATTTGATCATGGATGATTATGGTAATGTACGAGACTTTCATCAGCTTACTAAGAAATATAAAAAGAAATACTATCGTACATATCATAAACATCACGGATGGAATATTCATTGGGTTTCAACAGTGCCGGATCAGCGTAAAAGTATTACACCAGAAGAGATTGTAGAAGTAAGAAATGAATATGGTATTATTCTCAAGCCTATAAAACCAAAAAGAAAAATAGATCCATGGGATTATGAGAAAGAATCCAAAGTGTCTGGTTGGAAGATGCAAAGTAAAAGAAGGAAACAGTGGAGGTGAAAAATGAAGATATATTTACTATGTACATTGGATAGTGAACATTATAGAGATCCAGATTTTTACTTCTTCAAAACTGCATTTGAAGCTCATAAATGGATTATAGATAGTTTAGTCAGTATCACAGAGGGAAGCATGGAAGAAGTAACAAGTAACCTTGATTATAGAAACGTAGACGGATCTGATGATCAGATCATGCGAATTGATTATTCATACGGAGATGGAGAATTCTATGTTAACACTATTCATGAAATTGAAATAAAAGATGGAGATTATCTTTGTATTTATCATCATGCTTACGAAGGTGTTGGATTCTATGTAGAGAAGATTGGCACTTTGGAAGAATGTAAAAATCATATGTTAGATTCTACAGCTAAAATGGCTAATGATTATGACATTGATATAACTAATGATGATATATTCGAAGTTAATTCATTTGATTCATGTATTGATGATGATTATCAGTGGCATATGAACAATATTATTCTGTTCAAGGCAGATGAAATTATTCAAGACGAAAAAAAAGAGTCTAAAGAAACTGAACCAGAAGAAACTGGAGCAACAATATTAACATCAAAGGAATCAAATAATAACGGTCATAAATACAGTGATGAAATTTATGAAGAGCTAAAAGATTATATGTATGGACCTATTCCTGGATATGGTGTTACTTCTGATTATGTTGGAACTTCGTTAGAAGAAATAATTGAAGATATTGATGCCAGACCAAAATATGAAGTATTTAAAGAATTGTGTAACTATCATGGAATTGCACCTAGTACGGTAGAGTATCTGTACGAATCTATTTGGGGAAAGCCAAAGGATAAAACAGTTGGATATTTCTTATAATACAAATAAAAATAAGGGGATAAAATTGCAGTATTTTTTAATAGGAGTTATAGCAAGAGTTATTATTGAATGGATATTTAAATGAAAGAAGGTGAAACATGAAAACTTATAACAGAAGAGAAGTTGAGAGAATCATTCTAAAGAATGGCTGGGAACTAGACCATTGTACTGGAGGACATTCGATTTATAAGAAAGAAGGTGTAAAGAAAACATTGTCTATTGCTTATAAGAAATGTAACCGGATGGTTGTGCAGAGACTTATTAAAGAATTTGGGTTAGTTACATAGGAGAATAATATGAAAAATAATAGTTGGACTCCCATTAGTACTGGTTTATTACCAGATGATATGGAAGATGTACAAGTAACATATATTGGATACAACGATCATGAGCCTTATTGTGATGCATTTGCGTATAGAAATGATGGAGATTGGTATTGGTCGTTAACCGACGATGAAGTTAGAGTAGAAATAACAGCATGGAAATATAACAGTGAGCCCTATAAGAAATAAATGCTAAATAGAATTGAAAGGTAGAGAAGGTGAAAATATGAGTTGGCACACAGAATGGGGAGACTTTCCTGAACTGTATAAGGAAGTAGAAATTCTTATGACTGATGGCAGCATCAAAAGAGATATGATGGTTAAAGGAAAATATGGAAATTATGAATGGAGGAATTGGACAGATAAGTGTGTTGTAGGATGGAGACCTATTGAAAAAACTACATAAATACTATAAACTGTAAATAGCCATCTTTTTGTATCAAGGAAAGGTAAGGTGAATTTGGGAAAGAAAGTTAAAGTAAGAGATATGAAGCCAGGTTGGACATATAGAGTACCTGGCAAAACATTGGAAGAAATTTATGAAAGTGCGCATGAATATGCTAAATGGCCTCCGGTACAAATGACAGACGCAAAGCAAAATACAGGTTTATTATTGCTCAAAGTTACTGAAGACAATAAAAACAATTGGGATGAAAAATACGGGTTCAATCTATATCCTATACATGAAGAAGTTGAGCTGACAGAAAAAGCACTGAGGCCCGGTCAGCAAGGAACTTTTCAAGTAGTAAGAACCGGGAATAAGGTTTGGAACTATCATCCCAATTGTACTGTCCGAGTAGAAGTAGACTCATTAGATTTTGAAATGGAAGAAGCTTATCCATTCCCTATTGCTGTAGTGAGAGATGACTATGAGCCAATACCTTTGCCGAATCCATGGACATGGGGGGAAACAAGCGATCCTGATTCTAAGGCAGCAAAGCATGTAGATGTTTGGGACGAGTCTGATGCAAAGACTATAGTTATATTAGGAATAATATCATTTGTACTGTTAATGGCTGGACTTTCTGGTTTGAGTCTACTGATAACAATGTGGGCGGTAGCAGCAGCTTATTTTCATTCAAAGCATGAAAAAGTAAGAAAAGAAATCCTTGAACAAAGAAATAAACATGGAATTAGTGGAAGTGGATTAGACCACAAATTTAGATGGTGAGGTGAATTGCATGAAAGGAAGAGAAGAACATAAATATAAATCAGAAAGCAAGATGAGAGCATTGCTTAGGGATAAGCCACAATATTTCACTGGTTATTATAATGGTCTATTCAATTCATGCGAATATCTTACTGCGCAAAATTATACTATGACGGCTGTTAGGTTTATGAACTATTTGAAAGAAAACGGGTTTATAGAGTCAATAGAAGATTGTAATGGAGCAATGACTATTGACAATGTAAACTCTTATCTCTCTTGCTTAAGAGGAAGAGATGGAGGATATAGTTCAGATAGTGCTAAAGCAACTACTTATACGGCATTAAAATCATTTGCTGATTATTTGTTAAGCAGAAAAATGATTTCAGAGAACCCTTTTGATTGTGGCATAAAAAGAGTTTCTGTAAAAGATCCGCTTAAACAGGTTGCAATGACAGCCGCAGAGTTGAAAAAAGTTGTTGAAAGAATAAATGATAATTCTATTGGTACAAAAAGGGCCAACGCAAGAAGAGAAGCATGGAAGGAAAGAAACCTTGCTATATTTACTCTTCTTATGGTAACTGGTATTCGTGTTACTGCGCTTACAGAACTTAATATGGAAGATATATTCTGGGATCAGAAGATTATTAGGGTTACTGATAAGCGCAGAAACACTTATGAATGTGAACTTGATGATGATAGTATGGATATTTTAAGAAATTGGGTAGTAAAACGTGCAGAACTTTTGAACAAAAGAGATTGTAATGCTCTTTTTATTTCTAACAGACGAACAAGAATCACTGACAAATCAGTGAGAGATTTAGTTAAGGCATATACCGCAGATTTTGAAAAACATATTACTCCTCATAAATTTAGAAGTACTTTTGCTACATTATTATATGATCAGACAGGAGACATTGCATATGTACAGCAATTAATGAATCATTCTCGACCTGACACGACACAAAGATACATCGTTCGAAAGCCCATTAATGCTGAAGCTGCTAAATATGTAAATAGTTTATTGAAATAAGTTCTAAACAATGATATAATACAAGAAAGGAGGTTGCAAAATGTTAAGAAGTGAAAACCTGTATGAGATACTGGATAAGTATTTTTCTCAAATCCAGAAAAATTCATATTACAAGAGAGAAGTACAAAAATTTCTTATGAAAAAATATGAATACTCAGATATTGAATATATGCAGTATATCATTGGAGCAAAAAGCAAAGATGAAATTCCAGACAATGAAATGTATTGGCTTATTGATGCGTTTAATAATGTTTTTAGGATAAATATGGAAATGAAAACATATTTTTCTGATAAGGAAATAGTAAGATTTTCGAGCCTAAAGGCAGATTATTTAAAAACAGATATTTATCCAATAAGAATAAGTCCAGTGATAGAGATAGCTGAAGATCAATGGGTGACAAAAATAAGTATTGATTTACTAAAAGAGTTTTACGATAACCAGCTTATAATATACAATCCAAGGACTCAGCGTCAACTTAAACAGAGACGTAGAGGACAAGATGTATCATATACAATTGATATAGTTTCTTCATCAGTAAAAGCTATTGAAGGTTTAATGAGCAAGGGAGAATTTGTACCTAATGCTTTAACTCTTAATCTCAATGTTGATGATCCAGAGGTAGATTTTGATATTGTTGGATCAGAATTGATACTTAATTCTGGTAAATTTGATATCATTGATGGTTTTCACCGGTTTAGAGCTGCAATAAACACGAAAATTAAGAATCCTGATTTTCAGTTTAATTTTATCCTGAATATCATGAATTTTACAGAAGACAAAGCATGTCAGTATATTGAGCAGGAAGATAAGAGAAATAAGATTTCTAAAAGTTACTTAGCTTCTATGGATAAGTCGTCTCCTACTAATATAATTATTGACAAGCTAAACAACACATTGGATAGTCCAGTAAGAAGTAAAATTGAAAGAGCACATAGAGGAGAAATAGACAGAGCTACTTTGTTTTCATTATTGGAGTTTATTCTTAAAACTAAAAATATGAACCGGAGTCAGTGTATCAAAACTGCGGTATTTATCATAAATATTTTGAAGATAGTTCAAGAGAATAATCCAGATGTTGTATTTGATGACACCACTATGCCAGTAGTGTTATATGGTTCATCTATCTCAAAGGATGCATATGAATGTGCAGAAAAAATAGAAAGTGCATTAGGAAAAGATGTGCCGATTATTAATAGTGTTACAAACATGAAAGTAAATAAAATAAAAGCTTTATTTGAGGAGGTGTGATTATGTATAATGAAGAACGGAAGAAAGAATATCTGCGACATGTAGTAGAAGATCTTGGACAAACTCCACAAAGTGCGAAAGCTCTTTTTAACAAAACGGAAGACTATGAGGACTTACTTAACAAGGACTTATGTGATTTTACTTTTTCTGAAATAGATAAATTGTTGTCTACATTTGCAGCCTCATCAATAAATGCCTTAAGGAAAAATATAAGTGTTTTACGGAAATATGCTGACTGGTGCTGTTCCTGCAACATATCTATAGACAACATAAATCACTATGATGAAATAGATATGGAAATTGAAAGTCTACAGAAATATCTTAATAAGGAGAGAGCGGTGTGTCCCAGCAGAGAACAGGTTTTAAAGGATATTTCTAAAATTAGAAACTATTCTGATAAATTTTTAATTCTGGCTTTGTTTGAAGGAGTAAGAACAGAAGCCCCCGGTGAGCTTTTAAGAGCTAAAATAAGTAAGTTGAATGGTAATATCCTTACTTTCGAAAACGGAGAGGAAAAAACTTTGTCAGAGACGCTGGTAGACTTGGCTAAAGTTAGTTCACAAGAGGAGGAGTATATATCTTTTACTGGAACTGCTTCTTTATTAAGTATGAAGGGGAATATTGTTAACTCCAGGAATAATACACGTAGTGATTCATTAGAAGCTTTAAATCTAAGACTGACAAATAGGTTAATTGCGCTTAGAAAAGAGCTTAATATTCCGTATCTGACTATTCCTCGACTCTATACAGCCGGAATTGTAGAGCAGTTTAGAGAAATAATGAAGAAATATAATGTTTCTAAGGAAGATATCTTTGAAAGCCAGTATGTTGAAATGGTTAGTTCAAATTATAATATAAGTTCTTATGGCAAAGGAACTCTTAAAAATAAATTTTATAGTTATTTATAATAGATAATACCACACATAGATTGACTTAATTTGCTGTGTGTGGTAATATTTAAACATAACAAGCGAACAAGCGTTCGAACATTGGAGGGATTGCAGTGTTAGAGAGACTTTATGAATGTTTTGGAACTGAGGAGAGAATTGGATTAATTTGTCACATAAATGGCATGGAAATGGGGTGGATGAACTTTGTAATTGAAAATATATATGAAGAGGGAGATGTTGTAAGAGTAGAAACCGGAGATTCCTACATAAGACTGGAGCCGAAGCTTTATGAAGAGGTTCCAGTTGGAGAAGGGGAAAAATTTGTTCATGGTAAAGATTATGTTATATTGTATAAAATGGAGGAAGAAGAGTGCTTTTAAAAGAAATGCGTGAATTAGTGGAAGAATTAAATATATATGCTCATGCGTATTATATGGAAGATACTTCTCTAATTTCTGATTATGAATATGATAAAAAATATGATCGACTTAAAGAACTTGAGAAAGTTACAGGTATTATTTTAGCCAACAGTCCCACTATCAATGTTGGCTCAGAAACAGTTAGTGAGTTAGAAAAAGTCGAACATGATCATCCAATGTTGTCCTTAGACAAAACAAAGGATATAAATGAAGTTGAAAGTTTTATGAATGGTTTGCCAGGATTAGCCATGCTAAAAATGGATGGGCTTACTATTTCAGTAAAATATATAGATGGTAAATTGGTTGCTGCAGAAACTAGAGGGAATGGAATCATCGGAGAGAATGTTTTACATACAGCAAACAGTTTTGTAAATCTTCCAAAGGAAATTCCTTATAAAGATGAAGTAGTAGTTGATGGAGAAGCTGTCATGGAAATCCATCATTATACTTATCTTAAAGAGCTAAAAGATATTGATCTGAAAAAAGATGGAGAAAGAAAGGGACTTTTTGGTGAAGAATTAGAAAAATATATTAAAGATAATGGTATTAAGAATATCAGAAATTTAACTGCTGGCTCTGTTAGACAGCTTGATAACTCCGTTACAAAAGAAAGAAAAATCAAGTTCATTGCTTGGAAGGCCGTTCGTGGAATAGATGGAAATAGTTTCATGAAAAGATTACAGATATTAGATCTGTTAGGATTTGAAGTGGTCCCTTGGGTAAAAGTTGATAATATTGAAGAGAATATTAAAGAACTTAGAAAAACCGCAAGAGAAAAAGATGTTCCTATTGATGGAATCGTATTTTCATATGATGATATTGATTATAGTGAAAGCTTAGGAAACACATCACATCATGTTCGATCACAATTGGCATATAAATTTGCAGATGATAAGTTTGAAACAGTAATTAGAGATGTGGAATGGAGCATGGGAAAGACTGGACAGTTGACACCTGTGGCAGTTTTTGATCCGGTTGAAATAGATGATACTATTGTTGAAAGAGCTAGTTTACATAATGTGAGCATTTTCAAAAGTTATGAACTGTCAGTAGGAGATACGATTACGGTATATAAGGCAAACATGATCATTCCGCAGATCGCAGAGAATTTGACCAGAAACGGTGACAAATTGTTTACTGTGCCTGACAAGTGCCCTATTTGTGGTGGTCATGTAAAAATTACAGGTGAAAATGAGACAGAAGAGCTTCAGTGCATGAACCTTGAATGTAAAGGGAAACTTCTTGGTGAATTATGTACTTTTGTAAGCAAAGAAGCACATGATATTACAGGGCTTTCTAAATCTACTCTGAGTCTATTAATAGAGAAAGAATTTATTAAAGGGCCTTTAGACTTATTTTATCTAAAAGACTGCCGGGGAATGTTAGTGACATTACAAGGGCTAGGAGCAAAAAAGGTTGATAAAATCCTGGAATCAATAGAAAAATGCCGCAAGACAACTCTGCCTAAATTCCTTTATGGGCTGTCCATACCTTTAATCGGTCGAAGTGTTAGTAAGCAGCTAAACATTGTTGAAGAGAAGAGAGCAAGAGAAAAAGGGTTAAAAACAGCTTTTGATAGCTTTATTAAAGATATGGATTCTCAGTATGATTTTACATGTTTGGAAGACTTTGGTTTTGCGAAAGCTTCTTCTTTGAAAAATTATTTTGAAGAAAATCAAAGATACATAACTGAGCTTGCTGCGGAATTCCAGTTTGAAGAAATTTCTCAGGAGACGGTAAAAGATGTTTTGAATGGGGCAATATTCTGTATTACTGGGACACTCACCGAGTTTGCCAATAGAGCAGCTCTAGTAGAGAAAATAGAGTCTCTTGGAGGTAAAGTCACAGGATCAGTAACTAAAAAAACTAACTACCTTATTAATAATGATACATTGTCAAAGAGTAGCAAGAATGTGAAAGCTATGCAGCTTGGTATCCCGATAATTTCAGAAAAAGAATTTTTAAACAAGTTTGTAAAAAAAAAGTGTTGACAAGGTAGAATGACTATGGTATACTTAGAGCAAGTTAAGAGAAAGGAGAACAGTTTCAAGCAATAAACAAGTTTGTAAAAAAACTTGTTTACACAGAATACGGAGTATGTTATAATACATATATCACAAAAGGAAGAGGAAAATGAGATATGTTTTAGAAAGTGAAAAATATCCTGGAAATTATTTGGTGTTTAAACATGGAAGTCCTCCTCATGTGGTGGATTTAAAATCTGCTCAGAAGTTTGACAATGTACCGAAAGCTTTAAACAGGATATCAACAATTCCTAAAAATTTAAGCATATACGCCCCTTGGAAAGTAACATCAGTTGATGAGAGAGTTGGTTTTGTACAGCAGAATAAATCTCTTGTAGAGATTGGTGATTATAAAAAGAAAATAGATGACAGCATATTGCCTATTAAAGAAATATTAGGTAATAGAAAACCTTTAGAAAAACAGCTAAAGGAACTGGAGCTTATATCTCAGGATCTTGATCACTATATAGAATTTAATAAACTGAATGTTACTTCTGGATATTGGGCCTATAAAATAAAAAAAGCAATTAGAGAGAAACGAAGAAGTATAAAAGAAGATCTATATTATATAGATTATCTTCAGACAGCTTCATTACCTCAAATTGTAAACGGGGAAGGGAGGCCTAATTTAGATAATCAAAAATATCGAATTAGATCAGATATTGGACAAGAGTTTTTTAATCAGAAGTACATATCTAAAGAAATAGCAGAGAAGATTTGCAAAGAAATAGAGGAGATTACATAATGAATGAATTAATTATGCTGGTAGGTTTACCTGCTTCCGGTAAAAGTACATGGGCTAAAGAGTATTCAGAAACTCATCCTGATTATATAGTGCACTCTTCTGATAAACTCAGAGAAGAAATGTATGGAGATAATTATGATGACGCAGACAACAGTAAAGTATTTGAAGAACTGCATCGTAGAATACTGGAAGATTTGAAAATGCATTCGGTTATTTATGATGCTACTAATTTGGTAAAGAAAAGAAGAGTGCATTTTTTAAAAGGAGTTCCTAAACATGTTTATAAAACATGTATTATGTTTTTGAAAACGTATGAAAAATGTTTAAAGGATAACTCAAAAAGGGAAAATTCAGTTCCAGACGAAGTGATTACAAGAATGAGGAAAGTATTTTCTCCACCAATGTACCATGAAGGGTTCAATGAAATTAGAGTTGTACAAGATGATCATAAAGATATAAAAGAATTAATAGATATGGCTCGTGACTTCGATCAAGAGAATCCACATCATTCTCTTACTCTTTATGAACATCTGAAAAAGGTTTCAGAAGGAGTACCTAGAGAAGAAAAAAATTTATGGGTGGCGGCCTGTCTCCATGATATTGGAAAGCTTTTCACTAAATCAAGAATTAATGGAAAAGGTGAAGAGGATGATTACTGTCACTATTATCAACATCATTGTGTTGGAGCTTATGAATGTTTAACATGTTTTGATTTTTCCGGTGCACTTACAGGAAAAGATATATATGATGCTTTTTATACAGCAAATTTGATTTATTATCATATGCATCCCTATTTATCATGGTCGCAATCAAACAAGGCAAAGAATAAAGATAAGTATTTAATTGGAAAACAGATGTTTTCAGATGTGATGTTATTACATGAAGCAGATGTTAAAGGGCATTGATTTTCGATATAAACAATGATATAAAACAGGAGAATAAAAAATGAGAATTATTAAGGTAGGAAACACATTTAGAACTTACGACGATTCATTAGAAACTTTCGACAAGCTTCCGGCTCAGAATTATGTCGTGAGGTTTCAAAAGAATTCTGGTTTCTTTTTAGAAAAATATGCAGACATAGAAATCAAAGAAAAAACCTACGGAGTACATATGAGTAAGGTTGAAAAAGTTCTTAAGGCTTTTCCAAAAGCAGAAAAGAACCTTGGCGTTATCCTGTCAGGCAATAAAGGAATCGGCAAATCATTGTTTGCAAAGACATTGGCTGTGGAAGCAACAAAAGTTGGTTTACCAGTTATCATTGTAGACACGTATATTCCTGGAATTGCAAGTTTCATAGAAGAAATTGAACAGGAAGTAATGATACTGTTTGATGAATTTGATAAAACATTTGGCAGTATTAAAGCTGCTGATGGCATGGCAGATCCTCAAACAGAAATGCTTACATTGTTTGATGGATTGTCTCAAGGGAAGAAAATGTTTGTGATTACTTGTAATGACCTCAACTCGTTAAATAGTTATTTAGTAAACAGACCTGGAAGATTCCACTACCATTTTAGATTTGAGTATCCGTCAGATGTTGAAATTACAGAATACTTAGAAGACAAATTGGATAAACAGTATTACAGCGAAATTGAAAAAGTAATTTCTTTTGCTCACAAAGTGGATTTAAACTATGACTGCTTAAGAGCAATTGCATTTGAATTAAACTTTGGAGAACCTTTTGAGACAGCAATCAAAGATCTAAATATTATTAATTTAAACAGTATTATGTATGAAGTCACTCTACATCTTGAAGATGGTTCTGAGGCAACCACAAAATTGACCATTGATTTCTTTGATAAAAGTGCAAGGATTGAACCGGAATTCTGCTTTAAAGGAACTTATGTAGATGCTTCTTGTAAGGTTCTTGATTGTGAGTTTGATCATAAGAAAGGCATCATTTATGTATCTGGAAATGATATTAAATTAGAAAGTGATAATTACTATAATAATGAAGAAGATGAAAAGATCATCAAAGAAATGAAACCAGCATATATGACTTTTATAAGAGCAAAAAGTAGAGAATTGCATTATGCAGTATAAATAATCTGTATATAGATACCTTCATAGGTATCTATAGAGGGTAGTGGCCAAGCGGTAAGGCACAGCACTTTGACTGCTGCATTCATGGGTTCGAATCCCATCTACCCCGTAGTTCTAAGTTAGCTCTGAAGGCCAAAGAGGTAACCAATAGAACTAAGGTATACCTACTTATGTTCATGGCGAACATAGATAAAACTTAAGTGAAATTTTGGATGGTTTAATAACTGGAACCTGTTCAAAAAAGGGAACACAGTACATTGGTAGCAATGGTTTGAATGTACAAAACATTTATATAGATGTGCTTTGTGCTAATGAGTAATTAGTATAAGGCGAAAAAAGTAATTGAGTCAGTGAGGTAGAGGTGAGTGATGGGGCAACGGAATGGTGACGACTGTTCGTGTAGCTGACATGATTACAAATCAATCATTATAGTTGTTACGTTTTTATATGTGGGTGTTTTCAAAGTTCACCCACTATGGAAACTTAGCTCAGTTGGTTAGAGCAACCGGCTCATAACCGGTCGGTCCTGGGTTCGAGTCCCAGAGTTTCCACTTCTCCTGACGAAGGAGTGACTTTTGAGAGCTCTAATTTTCAATAGTAAAGAGCCGTTGCTGATTTGGTAGTGAGAATCAGATGGCGCTGGAAAGACAGATAGTTTTTGAGATGTTTTGTAATGAGACAAACATTCAGCTTTAGAGAAAATGTAGGGAATTGAGCTGATCAAAGAACACATAATCCTGTTGTGACTGCAGCATGACAGGTCATGCATGAAAAGTGATAAGTAGCTCAGTTGTGAAAAAGAGCGCACTGCAAAAGTGAGGTCGGTGGTTCGAGTCCACTCTTATCACAGGCAATTAAATTAAAGTTTAAAATTCAGGAGGTATTTATCATGACAACAGAAAAAATGAATGTACACAAAGCATTAGCGGAACTGAAGATCTTAGATGATCGTATTGTAAAAGCAATTAACAGTGTAGAAGCTTGTATTTCAAATAAGCATTCTAACACAAAAGTCAAAGGTGTAGATATCAAAGTTTACACAGGGGTTATGAAATCTTCTTATGATAAAGCAACTGATTTAATCAAGAGAAGAGAAGCTATTAAAAGAGCTGTAGTTCTTTCAAATGCAGTAACTAAAGTCACTGTTGCTGATAAAGAGTATACAGTAGCTGAAGCTATTGAAATGAAAAATCATGGAATGGACTTCAAGAAACTTTTAAAACAGAAAATTAAAAAACAGTATGATGCTGCTATGGCTCAGATCATAACTGAGAATGGTAAATTGGAAGATAAAGCTGAAAATTATGTTGTAGGGCTCTATGGTAGCAAAGAAGGTAAAACCTCTACTGAAGAGTTTACAAAAACTAGAGAAGCTTATATAGAAGCTCAGACAATGGAACTTGTTGATCCAATTGGTGTTCTTAAAGAAATGGAGGATTTAGAAACAGAAATTGCAGAATTTACTGCTGAAGTAGATGCGGCACTTTCAGTAAGTAATTCTCTGACAGAAATAGAAATTACATACTAAGATATATTCACTGCTTATCGAAAACTTTAAACTATAATCTATATGTCTTTTTAGCTGGGTTAGACATATATAAAACAATAAAGAAACCACAGCATTACTTATACAGTAGATAATAGTATAAACTACAAAATGGATTAGGATTACGTGGTCGTATAGGACCTGTAAGCTTAATATATTATATTATTGGATGAGGCAGATAGCCATAGTACTGTAAAGTTCAAAGATTAAAACTCAAATCTTAAAATTCAAAATTCAAAGTTTATCCCAGTTTAAAGATTAAAGAATAAAGCATAAAGAATAAAGATTTATCAAATCCTTGGTAAAAGTTTATGAGCATGATTATACTTGGCTCTTAGTTTGTACAAGGCTGGTAAGTAGTGAATAAACGTAGATGTAATCATTTTTCATAAATAAGCTGGCAGATGGAGGTCTGTCAGCAACATCCACTCATGGTGGAATTGGCAGACACGTTAGATTTAGGTTCTAATGCTTAATAGCGTGAGAGTTCGAGTCTCTCTGGGTGGATTAATAAATAGAAAGGAGTAAAAAATGTTTCAAGTAGGAGATATAGTACAAGTAATAATAGTGCCTAAAAAATATAAACAATATGATATTACAGGTGCTACAGGTATTGTAAAAACAGTTTATTCTAACAATATAAGAATACATATCTCTAGTTATTACAACGAAAAATCAGAAGAAGGAGATTTTTATTTTAAAGAAAATGAGCTAGATAATTTTGCAAGAAAGGAAAATGATATGTCAATTATAGAACTTTGGGAGAAAAGAAGTATTGAAAAGATTGATAAGGAAACTGAAATTAAATTAATGGAATTACTTGCAGAAGATGAATATACTCATGATTTAATTTTACACATGAATGATCTAAAAGATGCCGGGTTTAAAGTTGAAATACCAAATAATATTTATGATATGACTTCTGATTATACCAGAGGAATGAGAACTATTACTTTAAGTTCAGCAGAAGAGAAAAAAGTTGAAATTAAAAAAGTAGCAGAAGAAGTTGGTGTCTTATTAGAGATGTGTAAAGGAGACGTTGTTAAAGAAATGGAGATTCTTTGTAGCTATAGAGTTGTAGAGTACCCATTCGGGAGAATGACTGTTGGAGGTAATGCTTGTGGAAAATAAAAAGAAAATTTTAATTGTTATTGATGTACAGAATGATTTTGTAACCGGTTCACTTGGTACGCCGGAAGCTCAAGCTATTGTACCTAAAATTAAAGAAAAGTTTGAAGAATATAAAAATAATGGGGATTATGTAGTGTATACAATGGATACACATAATTCAGATTATTTGAATACTTCTGAGGGTAAAAAACTTCCTGTTGAACATTGTATATATCGAACTTCAGGGTGGGAGGTTATAGATGAAATTCATCCTGTAAAAAATAATTATAACAATTTTATGGTATGTAAAAAGTCAACTTTTGGTTATGAAGGCTGGGATTGGGAAGAAATATTTGGGACAGACAGTGATATAGACAATTTAAACATTGAAATCATAGGTGTGTGTACAGACATCTGCGTTATCACAAATGCTCTTCTTATCAAAACTTATTATCCGGAGGCAGAGATCACAGTAGATGCGTCATGCTGCGCTGGAACTACACTGGAGAAGCATAAAGCAGCTTTAGAGGTGATGAAAAGTTGTCAGATTAATGTGATAGGAGAGAAATAAGATGGTAGGAGAAAATACTGTGGAAATGAAGAAATTAGAAGAAATTACATTAGAGGATATTCAGAACTACTTACGTAAATATGACTGTGATGGAGTGATCACTACAAAACTTGTTGAAAAAAACAATACAGAAACCTTACAAGTATTTGAGTTTGATGGGCTTTATGACGATACTATTTGGGTGTGCTCAATTTATAAAAATGAGGATAATGATTTTTATATAAAAACAGCTGACGCAACCTCACCGTTTAATCATGCAGATGGCGTTGAATACGATGATAAAGAAAATGAACTGTTTAAGATTAGTACAATTGTCGCAGAATTATTAAGTTATGTAAAAGTTTCACTATGTGATTCTATTGATTATCTCCAAAGACAGGTGGATTTTATCAATAATTTCTGTAATGGCAATCATTTGAATAATCCGTCTGTAATAACTACCTGTGATATTGAGCATAAGTAAAAGTTAAGTAAGGATTATTAAACAGTAAGAAATAGATTATAAGGAGATTTGGAATGATTAAATTAAACGGTGTAGAAATCAAACTTGATAAATATCCGGATGGGACATTCTTATTTAAGAATATCCCACCCATCGGAGGATGGTGTAGAGATAATATTGAATGGTTCTTTGAATCAATGGAAGAATTAACAGCAGTTGAATATATTACTAGATATTGTTGGGATCATAGAGTAGTGCCTAATTTATATATGCCTTATATCCCAGATGCACGTATGGATCGAGTCAAGCATGAGAACGAATTATTTACTTTAAAATATTTTGCTCAGACTATTAATTCATTACATTTTGGAAAAGTAGAAGTTTTAGATCCGCATTCTGATGTATCTGCCGCATTATTTAATAAAGTACATGTAGAATCCCCGAATCGAATGATTGAGGATGCTGTTAAGAAGATTGCGAGTAATAACCTTATGATGTTTTATCCGGATGCGGGATCCATGAAGCGATATTCTTCAGCAGTACATCTTCCATATGCTTTCGGTATTAAGAATAGAGATTGGGAGACCGGAGAGATTAAAGGTTTAGATTTATCTGGTGAAATTGATCAATTACCAGGTAAAGACATTCTTATTGTAGATGACATTTGCAGCAGAGGTGGTACTTTTTATTATAGTGCTAAAAAGCTGAAAGAGGCCGGTGTAGGTAAGATTTATCTTTATATTACTCATTGTGAGAATACTATTTATGAAGGAGAACTTCTGAAAAATAATGGATTGATTGAGAAGATTTATACGACAGATACGATTCTGACAAATCTGGAAAGTCCTAAGATTGAACTTGTTGAGAGGTTGAGATAATGAATATTGCATATAAAATATTTATATTATTTACAATGATTTTCTGCCACATTGTAGATGATTATTATTTACAAGG